TTGCGCGGCCTTCCTGACATACTGCTTGCTGCGCTCGATGTCCGTGAGCGGTTTGTGTTCCCGGTCGATTTCCAGTTCCAGTTCACGCCGCTCATCGTTCGTCAGAATGCGAATGCTGACCGTCACCATCGGGATGCCTGCGCGCTCAAGCGCTCGCAATCGCCTGCCGCCGTCGCACAGACGTAACTCCTGATCGACGATCACCGGGAATAGCTGGCCCCATTTCTTCATTGACGCCGCGAGCCGGTCGATATCGCCGTATTCCTCTCGTACGCGCTCGCCAATCTTCACCTGGTCGAGCCGCAGGGTTGTCAGCATGTCAGGCATCACACACTCCCCGCATACCAGACAACGAAGCGATTGAACTGCGTGCCGTCTGCCGCGACGAACGCCGCGTAACTCATCTCGATGACGATCTCAGCGCGCCAGTGTATGAGATCGCGCGGCGCGACGGCATCGACGACGGTACACGTGATCGTCGTGCCGGTGACGAGGTTCATCACGTGCAGCCGGTCGCCTATCGCGCTGGCGGGATTCACACAGTACATGCCGTCACGAATGATCGTGTCGGCGTCGAGTTGGCCCCACGCGATGCGCCGGTCGATGATCCTGTCCCAGCCGCCATCGTCATATGCGGCTGAGTAGTACACTGCCGCACCCACATGCTGCCCGTCTGTCATCAACGGCGTGTGGAATCTGTCTGATGCGAGCATCATGACTGCCCCTTGCAGGGATGCGGCGATCAGCAGTGTCATGGGGCCTCCTTACTTCTCGGTGGCGGCATGCCCGCGTGGCTGATGCGCTTCTGCAACCGCCGCTGTTTCGCCTGCCCGGCAATCTCGCGCTGCGCACGCTCGACTGCCGCGATGCCTTCGCGCCACTGATCCATCGTCGGCGGCGACCATTCGCCGTTCGTCAGCCGGTAGCGCACGACAAACGGTCGATTGTGCGCGTGCGACAGATGCGCCGCGCGTTCCTCGCACTGCGCGCCCGTCCAGTCGTCGGGACAGTCCTGCCAGAACACGACATCCGGCGCGAAGGAGCGCAGCGCCACCGATGTCGCGACGTGCTGTGCGACGAGATCGAATGTCCAGATGCTACGTGCTCGTGCCATCACCATTCCTCAATCGGTCGTATTCGCGAATGCTCATCAGCACGACGACGAGCCGTCGATGGCGTGTGACGACGATGATCTCCTCATCGAGCACCGCGCGCTGCATGTTCTGCCCGATCTTGCGAATGAATCGCGTCGCGTCCATGCGAACGATCTGTGCTGGCGCATCGCGCGACGTGCGCCGAGTAACCATTCCGCCCCCTTTCCGATGAATCGTTCAGTGCGCCGTGCGATGCCTCACGACGCACCGACGATTGCCGTCAGTCAGCCGCGTGGCTGGCGTGATCCGACCAGACCGGCATGCCTGGCGGCGCGCCATATTTCGCGGTGTAACTGTCATACGCGTCGGCATTGCAGCGTGGGCACGGAATCGCGCTGCCGAAGTGCGGTTGGCCGCAATCAATGTCGGCGCGTACGAAGCGCCGATCTTTACACGACAGGCAGGCGAATAGCGGCGCGTCGAGTCCGTCTATCGGGTAGTAGCGCGCCGCGTACTTCAGTCCCTCACGGCGGCTCGCCGGGATGTCGCCGCGTTCGAGCTTCGGGACGCCAGGAATGCCGGATTCTTCCGCCATGCGCTCGTCACGCCGCTGGCGCTCGCGGTACGAGATCGCCAGCACGACGGCAGGCGACGGCATGCTCTTCTGCTCTTCGATGCAGATGTCTACGGCTGTCACGAACTTCTCATCCGTAAGATCGCGGCAGGCGTGCCACCAGCCATCGAGCAGCACCGTGTCAAGCTCACGGTTGTACATCGAGCACAGCGTCATCATCGTGCGCGAGAACGTCTCCTTATCGTTCACGCCGCTCCTCCTTTGTCACCCATTGATGTCTTCTGATTTCACTGTGCTCGTTCGGCCTCGTGAGCGTCTGCTGCGCCTGGTTCGCGCTGAGCGTGACCTTCAATATCCTCTCCGCGTACCAGACGGCGAAGTCGCGGAAGTTCGCATCGCTGAGTTCCTCGTTGCTCGACCGGCGATGGCTCTTGTAGGAGCCGAGCGCGTCGGGAAGCTTGTCGTACGGGAAGCGAACAAGCAGCAACTCGTTGATGATTCCCTCAGAAGGCGTGAACGCTGCTACCTCGCGCGCGCGCGCAGAAAGCGCTGTGTGCGCTTCTTGTTGGGTAAAGACTTTCTCTTTAAGAGACGACGTAGGCTCTTCTCGAAGAGAAGAGCCATATTCGCGCGCGTGCACGTGAGGAACGAGCGCAGACGTGTCATGTGTTGACATGTTTGTTGACACGGCATCTGACACGTTTTGCGTGCTTAAGGTGTCAAATGCCGTGTCAACACGTGACACGTCTGGCGAAAAGGTGTCAAATGCCAGGTCAACACGTGACGTGTCAACACGTGACATGTTTAGCATCAGCGTGTAGCGCGACTGCTTGCCGGGGCCTGGATACATCTGACGCTCGACGAGCGCGCTGGCCTGCAAGGAACGCAGGCAGCGCTGCACCGTCGAGCGGCTGACATCGGCGGCGGCGGCAAGTTCGTCGATACTGAACGCGCCGACACCCGTGTCGTCAGCCTTGTACGCAAGGAACGCCAGGACGCGCCACTCGCGATGATCGACGCCGCGTATGCCGAACGCCCATTGCATCGCCTCTCTGCTCATGGCGTTTTCCATCGCCGGAACGTACGTCACTGCGCACCTCCCTGCGCAGTGACGAGTTCCTTCAGTGGCAGTGCTTCCACGAGTTGCTTGATCACGGTGTAGTCGATGCCAGCGTCATCGACGGCAGGCGCAACATCGACGCCAGCTTTCGCGATCACGCCGATGACATCGCCCCAGAGTTCAAAGCGTTTCGGCAGTGTCATGCCGCGTGCAGGCAGCGCGATTCTGAACCACTTCTCAGCCGGTGAACTCAGGCGTTCGCCCATCTGTGCGCGATCTTTGTTCTCGACCGACGGCTCGCGTGCGTCGAGATCGTGCGCGCCGTCGGTGCCGTAGCCGAGAATCGCCAGCGCGCGACTGAGCGCCACGGTGTTCCCGGTAATCGTTGTCATTCCGTTCGCGAAGCGTGCGTACCACGTACCGTATTTCGTCGTCGGACACCAGACAGAGCCACTGCTCGCATCCTCGCGAACGAGATGCGTGACATCCGTTCTTCGTGTCCGCTTCATGCGCTGCGACGGAAAACCGTGGGAGTACTTCGTCGCGGGCAGCGCAACGCCTTCGAGTGTGCAGAGCAGTGCGAAGACGCGCATCACCCACGGTCGCCGTTTTTTCCCGAACGTTCCGCGCGCATCACCGTCTGCTGCCATCATCGCGTCGAGCATCGCCCGCCGCGCCTCGACCGCGAGCGTCGGAATCACCCGCTCGATCTCGCAGAGATCGCTCAGATCGAATAACGCGAGGAAGTTCCGCGTCGTGTCGGCTGAGAACGACCATCGCACCTGAGGCAATGTTCGATAGGTACGATCGGACGGGAATGTGTGCAGTGCCCCCGCACGATTGCGAATCGTGCGCCGATGCGGCACCTCAGCAAGCAGCGCATCGAGTTCCGCGATGCGCTCCGGCTTACTCTGGAAGATTGCCGACCTGATCGTCTTCCCGTTGCGCCGCACCGATCCGTCGGTCATCAGCCAGCCGAGGATTGCCGCGTCGCGCGCTGCAATCAGGCTTTCCCCGGCGGGCGCAGGGCAGGCCGTGATGATGTTGCCGCTTCGTATCTCACGCAGCGGTTTCAATCGTCGATACTCGTACCGTTTCCCTCCCGATGTCGCTGCCGTCTGCACCACCCACGAGTGATCCGGCGTGCATTGCGCGTCGAAGCCCCAACCGTTCGAGACACGAACAAGCGATGCGTTCTCGTACCGCACGATTCGCTGCAAGGGCACCCATTCGGCGCAGTCATGATCGGAATCGTAGGCGAGAACCAGTTCACCCACGATCAGATCGTCGGGATGCTTCCAGCCAGCATGCGTCAGAATCTCCGTGTCAACCGGGCAACATTCCGCCTTCTCGAAGTAGTCGGGGAAATCGGCTTTCGTTTCCTGTCCGTGCGCCGTCGCCTTCGCGCCGTTCGGCAGCGTGATCTCGCAGCGGAAACGTGCCATCTTGTCGTCACTCATGAGGCATTCCGTGACGACCTGAGCCGTTGGCTGCTCGTAGCGCAGCCACTGCACGCGGCCCCATGCCGTCAGGTACTGCACCTTGCCGCCGCCGCGTACACTGATCGTGCGCATGTAGCGGGAAAGGTCAAACGGGGGTTTCTCTTTCTGTGTCGCGTCGGTGCTGCTCATTGCAGGCCCCCCTCTGCGTACAGAAGCGCGTCGCCAAGTGTGCGGAAGAGTGTCGCGATGTCCTGCGCCGTCGCGGCGAGCGCGTGCAGATCGGCGCTGGACAGTTCACTCGTGTCGATGAAGGCGCTGCGCAGCGTCTCTGCGAAGTCGTCGATCTCAGGCTTCGCCTCTGCCGTCAGTTCGCTGCGATACGCCGCATCGGCGTGCGCCATTTGCGTCAGCGCGCGCGTGGCGGCGCGTTCCACTTCGTAGTCAATCCACCATTCCGGTTGTTGTGCGGCTGTCATGATTGGACTCCTTATCAGCCATTCGTGTTCGTATCCAGGTGTCGAGATCGTCGCGATGAATGCGACGCCCCTTGTCGGTATTGCTGACGACGCCATACGGCAGCGTGCCAGCAGTCAGTGCGCGTCTGATCGTGTCCCGCGCCACGCCTGCGTACGTCGCGGCCTGCGGCACAGTCAGCCATGCTGGCGTCGTTTCGACGCGTGGCGTGGCGTACAACGCGTTCTCAGGCAATGCCGCGAGCGTCTCGTGCACGATGGCGCGTACGACAGGAAGCAGTGCCTCATACAATGCGAGCACCGTGTGTGCTTCGGGTTGCGACAAGGGTTTGCGCGGTCGTCTTACTTGACGCCGCGTCAGGGGTCTGGTAGACTCATGCTGGACTCCTTTCTCAGCCAGTGAAACTGAGAGGCGGCAACTGAGGGGATTACGGCCCCTCGGTTGTTACCGTTTGCCTCTCAGACAGTGCATCGCCGTAATGGCGACGCGACGTTACGGCGACGCGCAAAAAAAAGTCGCCATCCGGCGGCAGCAGGTACGACGCACAGACGACATCAACGAAACGCTGCGAGACTGTTAGCCTGGCGTTACGTCTCACCTCGTGCACGTACGCAGGCGAGTATCCCGTCGTGCGTGCGATCTCATTGCCGCTGATATTGTGCTCGTACGCCCAGACCCAGAAGGCGAGCGTCACGTGATAGCGTGAACTTTCCATATGCGCTCCCGTAAGGCATCAACGATGCGTCTGCGTATTGTCAACGATGGATGCTACATTCGTCAACCCGTACGAACAGGTTGATAGTGTCTGACTGTTGTGAAATGCGGGACATATGGTATAAAGGGGTTCAGGAGAGTGCACGTTTCATGCACTTCTGGCAAGGAGTTTGCGTTCGCACCGCAGGCTGATCGTGCGGCTTCAGTCGAGCGGAGGAGGGGTGGCGTGTTCGTGGTATGTCGGCAGTGATCGCAGACGAGTCGTCGGGATGATGGCAGGGTGGGGTCGTCTGCGATGAGCCAGCAAGGGAGGCTCTGCGTGCATGGAAAGGCGTTCAGTCGCTGGTTAGGTGTGCAGATGAAAGCACACGGCTGGTCGCACTCTGAAGTTTCAGATCGTCTCGGTGTGACGCGTAGTGCCGTGCAGAAATGGGTGATGGCGCGCGGCATGCCCGATCCGAAGTACGTGCCGAAGCTGGCACGCATCCTCGGTGTACCGCCGATTGAAGTCTGGCGCTTCTATGGCGACGATGATGAGATCGTCACTGATGTCCTTGACTGGTACTCGATTCGGATTGCTGACTGGGTGACGTTGCCTCAGCAAGCGTCACGGGATGATATCGAGCAGTTCCTCTGGCATCTGCGAATCGCCGGTCAGGAGATGATTCGCGCCAACGCTGTCTATAAAAGGCAAGCAACACGGCGCGTCGATCTTTCCGCGATTGAGGCAGCGGAACCGCCGCAATCACCAGGTGCTCTACGTCAGGTGTCAGCCACGTCGGACGTTCTTCTTTTCGCTCCCGACGATGAAGAAGATGGTCCAGCGCCTCATAACGGCACGACGCCGCAATCGTGAGGTCTTCGGGTGGGAAGGAGAATCGGGGGGGGATGTCGAGGTCGGGATTCTCATGGAAGTTAAGCCGCATGGGACACTCCTCTCTTTCGCATCGTGCATGCCATTCTAGAGGCTAATGATGCGTCCAGCAAGGGGTTCTCTATAAAACACCCATCGATTCCGACAAATGCGATGGAACTGTCAATGGAACGTTTGTCTCAAGGGGGTGATCATGCCTGGACGAAGCAAGGAATCGTCACGGCGGCACACTGGCGAAGGCTCGCCGGTACGGCGCGGCAACAGATACGGCATCTACGTCTCGCTCGGTGTCGAGACGCTGCCTGACGGCACGACGAAGCGGCGGCGCGAGTATGTTTCCGCCGCGACGCCGGAAGGCGCGCGCAACGCGGCACATCTGCTGCGCCAGCAGTTCGAGCAGACACAGATCAACACGCCGCTGACGCTGGCGGCACTGACGGAGCAGTTTTTTCTCGCGCATGCATCCGGTTCCCGTATTCGCACATCGACGTTGTACTCGTACCGCACGGCGGCGCGGCACTTCCTGCCTGTCCTCGGTGACACGCAGTTGATCCGGCTCAGGCGCAAGGAGATCGAGCGCTGGATGTGGCGGCTCTACGACGCGCAGTACGCGCGCAGCAGCATCATGTCGTGGCGATCCGGCCTCAGTGCGATTCTCGAATGGGGTGTGCGCGAGGACGTGATCGCCGTCAATCCGGCGCACGGCAGCCGGATTCCCGGCAACGTCGGGCCGAAGCCGCCGCGCGCACTCTCGATCACGAAGGCGAATGACGTGCTCGAACTGTCAGCGGCTGATCCCGATGGCCCCCGCTGGTGCGTCGTCATGCTCGCCGGTTTGCGGCGCGGCGAACTGATCGGCCTGCAATGGGGCGACATCGACTGGTCAGACAATGTCATTCGCGTCAATCGCCAGCGCTACTACGATACCGAACTCAGGCAGACGATTGAGATCGGCCCGAAGAGCGCCACGTCGAAAGCGCCCGTGCCGATGGCGGAACTCGTGCGTGACGAACTCAGGCGCTGGCTCGCGAAGCAGTCACCCGTGCCAGCGCCGTCTGACTACGTCTTCCCGAATCCGCCGCACGCGCCTGCGGGGCCGCTCTCGCGCCAGGTGCTCTACACGCAATGGAGCCGTGCGCGTGCGTCGGTCGGCATCGCGCAGCGGCTGCACGATCTGCGGCACACGACGGGGACGATTCTGCTGCACCTGGGCGAGTCGCTTCCCGTCATTCAGGCCGTGATGCGCCACGCGCACGCGACGACGACGGCGGAGATTTACCTGCACGTGACGCTCGACGACACGCAGGCGGCGATGGCGAAGATGAGCGGGGTGCTCAGGGGACGGTCTGACGCTAACGTACGTTAGCGTCATGACTGCCCCATTGGCAACAAAAGTGGCAACAAAACGCAGGCAGATCGCATTGGCATGCGCTAAACGAGGCGAAAATGCTCTTTCATGACAGAGCGGCTGAAAGTCGGTAGGCGCTGGTACACGTCGCTCTTTCGCCTTGTATAGCAAGGAATAGTCGGTACACGCCACTCGACGCCGGTTTCGCGCTGGTAACAGAAATGGCAACAGAATCGCGTCAATGGCAACAAAAATGGCAACAAAAATGGCAACAAAAGGGGACGGTCTGACGCTAACGTACGTTAGCGTCATGACTGCCCCAGCGGCGTGGTGCTGTGCGAGTGCACGCCGCTTTCTCGCCTGAGACGCGCAGACGCGATGAGGAAGCGAACGACCGATGACCGTCGATCATGCCGCATCACGAATCGTAATCGGCATGCGTCCGTGGCGTTTGCGATGCTCGCGCCGGTAGCGCAACAGATCATCGTCGGTGAATACCCAGAGCGTCCACGGTGTCGGCGGCTTCGGATGACGATTGCGCGGCAGATGCCCCCGGCGCTGCGCCTGGTAGATCGCCTTCAACGAGACACCAAGTGAGGCGGCGGCTTCCTCAGTCGTGTAGATGCCGGTCATGGTATGTGCCTTTCGGTGAGATGAATCATCAGGCGCGTGCGAATAGTCGTTTGCGGCGACTCTTGCGCGTTTTGTAGCGAGCGCGTACAATGCGTACGCGTCGCTTGTCGCGACGGTCGCGAGCAAAAAGCCGTGCGTTCGCATCGCACGGCGCGAGACGAACCTGCAAGGGAGGTATGTCTCATGACCGATTCTACCATATCCCATCTTCCCCGACCACGAGGCTACATCAGCCTCAACAATCGGCGCTTTCGTGATCGCTTCACGATTCGCCAGATGTGGCTCTACGCGCTCGCCATGCGCAACGCCTGTCTCGACGCCGATGAGGCGCTGGAACATGACGACGGCGATGATCGCAGCGTGTGGCATCGTCGGTTCACCGACGCGATGGATCGCCGCGATCAGGCGATCAACGACATCATTCGTCTGTTCGACGAGATCGCACCGGAGCCAATCGACGAGCCGGATCGCTTCGTGCACGACTTCCACCTGGGCGAGCGCGTCATCAGTCACGACGGCAGGCGGCGCGCCTTCGTCATTCAGACGAGCACGTTCACGTATCCCGACGGCTCCCGCATCGTCGTGCTCGTCGATGGCGAAGAGCGCGGCACGAACGCCGACTACTGGCGCAAAGAGACGGCGAAGGAGCGGCAGCAGTGAGTGCGCCGATGATTCGGCTCGCGGATCGCGTGCGCGCCGAGGATCGCTGGCAGATTGTCGATCCGATCTCGCTGCAACTACCACGAGAAGTGCCGACGCGCATGGTAGCCGATCATGTGCGCGTCGCACTCTCGAATGGCCTGCCCGTGATCGTGGCAGATACCATCGCGGAATACTATTACGCCGGGACGACGCAAGAGCACTGGGACATCATCAGGGATTTCCCGCTGCTGATTCCGCCGTTCCCTGAGTTCTGGATCGAATGGGCCGCGCCGTCGATGGTGCGTTCGGAAGTCTACGGCGAGATCGACGCGATGTCGAGTTCGTTCCCGTTCTCCGGTGTGTACGTGCGTGTGCACGAAGCGCCGTATGTCATTCCGGGCCTGTGGTCGGGTGATCGTACAAACGGCTTCACGGCAGGCGCGCGCTGGGCGATTCAGCTTCAGCCGCTCGCATACGTTGACAACTGGGGGCTGATTCGCGACACGTGGCTGATTCCGGCAGGCGACTTCTGGATCGCCATCGACGAGCACGGCACGGCGACGAACTACCTGACGACGGCGTGGGACGTGACGAGCACGTACCAGCATGTGCTTTCGCGTCACGCACCCGCGATGATTCATCCGGCGCTGCTGACGCTGACATTCATGAACATCAGAAACGGCGCGCTCGCGCCTGCGCAGCAGCATGCGCCTGAGAAGTTCGCGCGCAGCTACGAGCGCAAGAAGAAACTGCCGCTCGTCAGGTATCACACCGTCGTCGTCAATCCGAATCGCACAACGAAGCCTGACACGGCGAGCGAGCCGACAGGCCGACAGATGCCGGTACACCTCGTACGCCAGCATCTCGTCACGTACGCCGACGAGCCGGGAAAGCGGCTGTTCGGCAAGTACAGCGGCACGTTTCTTCGTCAGCCGCATGTGCGCGGCACGACGCAGGAAGGCGTCTCGCTGCACGATTACCGCGTGCGCGCGCCGAAGAATGAAGAGGGAACAGATGGACGTTGACTTCCAGACATTCAGCCGCGAGATGCAGCGCGTCGCGTCGAGCATCGGGGAAGCGGGGCAGTACACGTCGTCGCAACTCGAAGAGATTCACACGCGCCTGAGCGAACTCCTGGCGCACGTGCGCGAAGCAAGCCAGATGCTCGACTCGACGCAGCACGCGATTGGGCTTGTTGCCGAACAACTGGAAATCGCGAATCGGCTGAAGGCGTGGGAGATTCTCACGCGGGAACATCTCGTCACCGTGCCAGACGAGGTCTACAAGATCGCTGGCGAGCCAATCTGATGGCGAGTTCGACGCACCGGAAGGAGGGTACACGCACACTCGGAATGGCAGACAACGGAGTGATCTGATGGGGGACAGAGATGGAAATGCAGCAAGAGTTTGACCTGGCGTTGATGGAAGAGATACGTACCGGCATCGACGATGCCGCACCCGATCTCGCTGACTATCTCCTGGTGAGCGAGATCGTGCGCATTACGCATCTGCGGCACGCGCGCATCGGCTACGCGCTCAACAAGGGGAAACTGAGGCCGCTCTACGGCATCAAGCGCGGTGACCGATGGTTTGTGCACAGAATCGACGCACTCGAATGGGCAGCGACGATCAGCCAGGATCAGGTGAAGCGCTGGCAGTCGAACGTCAAGCGCATCGAGCGCCTGCGCAAGTACGCGACGGGAGACGCGCTCAAGGGTGCGGCAGGCAGACTCGCCGCTCAGTCCGTTGGCAGAGCGAAGCGGCCTGAACCGCCGCGCGGCACACGCGTCTACACGTACCAGGAAGCGGCGCTCGTGCTCGAACTGAAAGTGACGACCCTCAGCGAATACCTGGCACCGTCCGGGCCGCTGGGGCATGTGGCGCGCTACCAGATCAATGGCAATCGCATCGGCATCAACGCGGAAGCGATTGACGCCTTCGCAGACAAGCGCCGTGTCGAGCGTGATCGTGAGAAGGAAGAGCAGCGCGCGCAGCGTGCAGCGAAACGCGCGCAGCAGCAGGAAGCGCCTGTACCGCAGGAAGGCGCGGCGTCGCGCAAGCGCCAACTGAAACTCGTGGAGAAAGGTGCAGCATAAACCGTGGCGGATACACTCGACGTGTGGCTCGCAAAATGCCCACGTGAACTGACCTACACATACACAGACGGCACGCAGGTTGCCGTGACGATCTACCCCGATGCGATTCGCGACGCCGTCGATCATGTCGTCTCGATGGCGCATCACGGCAGGCCGAATGTGCCGTTCATCGCCGGAAGAAGCACCAACTGGGGCAATCGCGAGCATGGACTCGTGACTGCCGTGCGCCGTCGTCACGATCTGACCGACGGCAGACCGGCGATGACGACGAGCGAGCGCGCGGCGCGCAAGCGCATTCGTGACGCGATTCTGGCGCTCGACGAACCGGAACATCATGGCATCAACGTGTTTCTCGACGGCGTGCGCTTCCGCGCGCCGTCAGGCCGGTACGCCGACGTTGAACGCGGCAGTGGCGGCTTCCAGTACCAACTCTGGCACAAGGACATCCAGCCGGAAATGACCGGCGTCGCGAAGAGCGATGCCACGATACTCAGGCACGTCTATCGCTGGATGAACGGGCCTGACTTCATCATCTCGAAGGGGGACTGAATGAGCGCCACCGTGAACGCGGCGTACGAGAAAGCGAAGCTGCGCGTCGAGCAGGAACCGGCGCTGCAACCGTGGAAGAAGTACCTGATCGACGACGATTGGAACGAAGCGTACGAGCATTACTCGTGGGTGGCAGAGGCGTCGATTGGCGAGATCGTCGATTGGGCCGCTGCCATCAGGCACGGGGAAGAAGCGTTTCGCAATGAGCAGTAATGTTGACGTGCGGCATGTGCTCTCTGTGTCTGAGTTCGCACGTGCCGCTGGCATCTCAGAACGGCTCGTGCGCAACGCGATCAATCGCGGCGAACTCTATGCCACGAAACTCATGAATCGCTGGCTGATTCCCGCTGACGAACTGACACGGCTGACGCAGGTCGCAGCGATTCCCGAATCGAGCGGCCCGCAAAAGCACATCACGATCACGGAGCACATTCATGAAAAGCATGCGCCAGATCATTGACGGCGACGAGCGCCTGAGACGAATGATGGATGCACCACCACGCGGCCCCGCGTGGTGGGACTTCATGCCGCCGTCGCACGAACACATGTCACCGCAGTCGCCGCCGATCTTCGAGAACGGCGAGCGGCTCGACGATCCTGAACCGCTGCCGGAGTCGCCGCCACGCGACTGGCGCAGCGTGCCATTGCCGCTGCGCATGGCGAGACTGCCGCGCGACTATCGCGGCTACCCGATCTTCTACAGCGTGCAACCCGATCCTGCGCCGAAGAACGGCGCGCGCGTCGATTTCCGCGTGCTCAATCATCATCATCATGTGCGCTGCGCGACGGAACGGCGCTGCGCGATCTGCAATGGCAGGCTTGGCAGCGAACTGCATTTCCTCGGTGGGCCGATGTGCGTGCAGAATCGCATCTTCGGTGATGGCCCCATGCATCGCGAATGCTGTGACTACGCACGGCTCGTCTGCCCCTATCTCTCGATTCAGTCGAAAGACTATCGCGAAACCGGGGTCAACTATCAGGCATCCGGCTACGAGGGAGGCGAGACGATTGACGACCCGAACGCGATTCTCGTCAAGCCGCAGCGGCTGGTCGAATACGTCTGCCGCGAGTACCACATCAAGCCTGTCGGCAACGGCAAATGGCTCTACCTGGTGCCACCAGGCGGCATCGCCATCTGGTACACGACGCGCGGCGGATACATCGCGCGCACGCGCCCGACAGAGTTCGGTCAATGAACGATGATGAGCCGGAAGGCGACGCGCTGGAAACGCCTGAGATGCTGATGGCGCTCGAAGAGATGCCGCCGTGGACAGGCTATATGACGATTCTCGCTCATCCGATTTTCGATGACGGCGATCTGGCTGTCGCGGCGCGGCTCGACGACAGCGTCCACGGCGCGTACCTGCTGGCGATCTTCTTCATGGTGCACGGCGACAATCCGAAGTATGACGTCTATGTCTTTGCGCAGCGTAAGCGCTTCCTGCGCGCACTCAGGCGCGCGCTCATCGGCAGCGAAGCGCGCCGCTGGGTGACGACAGATACGCCGATGATGGACGAGTTGCGCACCGGACTCGTGAAGCTACGCCGCGATCACGAGCTTGCGCGCCTGGGCCGCGAGGACTACCACTTCATCTGTCATCGCAAGGAGGCAGCGGATGGCGACTGAGCAGGCCAATCATCGACCGGAGCGTGCGCGGCGCACGTTCCGTTGCACCGAGCACGGCGAAGGGGTGTACTCACTCAACGTGCTCGCCGCTGGCGAGATCGTCGCGCGCATCACGCTGACGCAAGCGGAAGTGCGCGACTGCGCCGACTGCTGCCTGATGGCGCTCGGCTGGACTGCCGTCGATTATCGAAAGGCAGGTGAGAATGGCTGACGTGATTCCGCAGCACGACGATGCGTTCATCATGGCTCCGCTGCTGCATCTCAGCGAGATGACGCTGCTCGCCGTCACCGTGGCTGGCGGCGAGTTCGGCGTCACCGTCGATCTGGAAACACAGATCGTCTACGGCGCGCTCAACGACGACGACGGTGACGGCATGGAAACGCTCTTCTGGCTGAAGATGATCTGCCCACACTGCAAGGAGATTCATCACGTCGGCATGGTCTGGCATCCGAACTATGGTCTGTTTATCGTCGATAACGGCAATATGATCTTCGAGGGCATTCCGACGTACGACACGTTCGCGCTCTTCCAGAAACCGGCATGGCGGAAGCCGCGCAAGAAGGGTGCGCTCGATGACTGACAGAACGTTGTTGGAAAGCCTTTGCCGTGTACCGTTCACGCTGGACGCAGGCTTCGCCTGCGCTGGCGTCAGGTCACATGCAAAGGCTTTCCAAGCGGCGGAACAGCACAGGGAAAGGCCCCCGATTGGGGATCAGTCCAACCGGGGGCGGGGAAAAGGGGAAGAGATGGAATGTGCGGGAAAGGACGGCGTCGATGGCGAGTCATAACGATCCTGCTGATCGACGCAGGCGGATCACGCGTGCGAAGGCCGTCACGATCAACATCGACAGCGCGCTGCTGGAACGGCTCGACGCGCACGTCAGCGCGAAAGGCGGCAGTCGATCAGGCTGGATTACCATCTGCGTTCTCGACTATCTCGACCGGAGCGACGGCAGCGACGAGACGCCGCACCGGCCTGACGCGACAGACTACTACGAGCACTAAGGCGGCGCAATCGTGCTCGATCTCGGCATCACGACAACATCGAATGGGAACGGCGTATCCGGCTGGCTTACCAGGACGCAACGCTCGAAGCGCTGGATCGTGCGGAAGTTCGTCGTCCCATCGGCGTCGGAGACATAGGCATCCTCTTCTCTCGCGAGCGCAAATCCATAGATCGTGAACGGTTCCTGCGACAGCGCGACGCTGTTGTACATGCGCAGCATGCCGCCACCGATACCGATTTCCGGCTCGCCTTCTTGTTGATAGGGATTGTTCGGCTGAACGTACCAATCGGCAGGCGGCGGCGATGGCGTCGTATCGACGGTAACGCCGTCGTAGTACGCCCATCCCATCATGCCCGTCGTCTCTGGCGGCAGGAACATCAGGCCGACACCCGTGCCGTCTGTCACGGTGCTCAGACACCAGCCGCCGCCGATGGCGAGCGCCGCGTGCCCATCGGGCCAGTAAAAGTTTTCGTCCAGGAAGACCGCCGCGCCAGGCGGCGCGACGCCAGACGAGAGCGGGTAGGCGTCGCCTGCCGTCACGGCATTGGGATACAAAGGCACGGAGATATTATTGTTGCGCACCGAACTATCAACGTAGCTAAGGCACCAATAGGCCCATGGATGATTGCCGTTGACCGAATCAAACTCGCCAGAGTACGTGTGCCCATACTGCGTGAAGGCCATGCGCAGCACGTCGCCAACAGTTGCCATACGGCGCTCGCTTTCAGACACGCTCGTAGGCGCGCTCAGAGGCGCGCCACGCGTCGTTTCTTTAACAGATGTACGATGCGTCGTCTAGCCGTTTTCGGCGTGTCGTACGTCGGGGTCAATGACGAGGCCGATGTTGCGCGTCGCCGTGCGCGTGGCGGCATTGTGCACGCCCTGACGATTGCCGCGCGCGCCTGCCTGCCTGGCGTTCTGAAGCGTGCGCGCGAGCACGGTGGCAACGCGCGTGATCGTCTGCGGCTGGTCGGCAACTTCATCGAGGAACGCGGCCTTGATGAGCACGCGCGCGATCAGCGTGTCCAGTTCGCCGTCGCTGTAGCTGGCGATCAGCGGCGCGTTGAACGCGAGCCTGAGATCGGCGTCGGCGTACGACGCGACGATGCCAACCGGCTGATCGTCGCGCGGCTGACGTTCGTACGTGACGACGACGTTCCACCAGGAGAGCGACAGTGCGTTCATCCAGTCGCGCATCATCGACGTGGCGCGCTGCTTGCAGAGTTCGTATTCCCTGTCGTTCACAGACTTTCCTTCCCGGCAGCACGTAAGATGCGCTGCACCCGATCGCGATCATGCGCGGGCAGCAGCACGACGACGTACGCGCCTTTCTTGTCGAACAGATCGCCGTCTGTATACGGCAGCGTGCACTGCAAGTTCGCTGACGCCTGCCCGTAGGACATCCAGTTCGTCAACGTGAAGCGCGCCGTGCTGTTCTGATCGTCGCCTGACCAGCCGGTGATGTCCATCACATAGACGAGCGGGAACGACGCGTCTGCGAGCACGAAATCGCGCGCGCGCAACGGTTGAGCGGGTGCCTGCCGCTCGCGTGTCGGCAGCGGGAAAATCGCCGTGCGCAGGCGCACGAGTGCACTGCGTACGTCAACTGCCATCTGGACCATCCTCGAAGTGCGGCAGATCGAGCGGCCTGACATTCGGATCGCCGCCACCTGTGGCACGATTGCGCGCGCGCGTGCGTAACTCTTCTGCCAGCATCAGCGACGCGTGCTGACAGATGACCGAGGCTTGTAACAGTCCGTTGTCGTTGTCGAACGCGGGAAGCGCGAACCAGAGAATCGGATCGAGATTCCCCTCGGTGTTGACGGTGATGAGCAGGCGCTGTTTGCCGTCCTGAGCATCGAACGTGACGGGCTGTTTCATCGCTGGCGGCGGCTCGTCGTGCCCGTTCGTCGGCGGCTTCTCAAGCGGCACCATGCGTACGAGATCGCGCCAACCAGGTTTCGCTTTCTTCATGATGTCCTCCTACGCATAGAGAATCTGACTGCCGACGCCTGCGATCTCGACAATCGCGAAGCCGTTGAATGACGCCATCGCGATGCCAAGCGGATTCGAGCCTGGCGTCGTACCGGCGCGCAGGCGGAACACGGGTGTCGTGTTCCCTTTCAGTGCTTCCGTGCCGTCGACGCCGTGCGTCGAGATCGCGGCGATGATGTCGAACGACGCCGACTGCCCCGCGCCGAGCGTCGGCGTCAGCGGAATGAAACTGCCGTTCCCGGCGTAGTCGATTTCCAGCGACACCTGCGGCGACGGCGGCACGTCAAAGAGGCCGTTCGTGTACGCATGCAGATGCCTGCCACCCTGATAGTACGGCGAACCATTGTTCGGATCGGTATACCAGTCAAACGTCGCCAGCGTGCCGGTGATCGTCACGGACGCTTGCGTGCCGTTCGTCAGGTTGTTCACGTACCCCGTGCCGACCGTGTCGAATCCGACTTCTGTCGCCGGATAGCCGTGCGGCCCATAGCCTGCCGCGTGAATGTTCGTGTTCGCAGGAATGCCGTCAATGCCGCCGGTACCCGCAGGCGTCTTTGAGGCCGAGAAGCTGCTGCCATGACCGTGACCACTGTTTGTTCCAGCGGTGTAGTACGCCGTGTTGATGGTCGCGCCTCTGCCGACACCCTGAATGTATGCGCCGCCGTACGACGGATTCGACGAGCCGCTGACATAGAGAATGCCCGTCGAATCTCCCGTGCCCGGATTGCCACCAGAGCCGACCGTCATCGAATGCTGATGGCTGTCGATGCGGCTATTGACGTTGCCGGTTGACGACGCATCCGTCACGGACCCGCTTCCCGTCGCGCCAATCGTATTGGTATGCCCGTGATGTTGATCCGTCCATGCTTGCGACTCGTAGACGTTGTCGAAGCCGCCATGCGCGTGATTCGGGATGGGCGAGTTGTGCTGATGATCGGGCAGGTATTGCGTGACGAGCGGCCACTGTCCCTGAAGCACGACGTTGTGATGATTGTGATCGCCGTCTGGCGCGCCGGTATAGTTCAAGGCGCTCGTGCCCTGCGCCATCATCTGCCGCCAGTTCCAGACCTGGACCGTGACATGCGCCACCTGCACGCGCACGATGTTCGACGGCAGTTCCCATGTCTGCGTGTAGGCATGACCGGCATCGAGAAAGACCTGGCCTGAGTTGAACGAATAGATCGCCGGTTGCGTCGTCGGAATCAGCCTGAGCGCTTCGACCATGCCGCGCGTGGCGTCGCGCGTCTGGCTCGTCGGATCGGGCGGATGCTTCCCGTTGTTTGTCACCGTCCAGGTATCGACGACGACATCGCCGTACTGCCGCACGATGGAAACGATCTGGTACGTCCCCTGTTCCGCGAACTCCATGAAAGCGCCGCGCACGTCATAGCCGATACGATTGAGATCGAACGAGACGAGATCACCCGCACGCGGCGGCTTGCGATTGCCGACGGTCGTCACGGTGATCGTCTGCTGCGGGAAGCCCCACCAGGAGAGTTGCGCCTTCGCCGCGACATAGAGCGCGCGTTCCGTCATCTCCTGATTGTAGATGTCGGAATCGGTATACGAGAATGTCGAGTCCGTGAACGGCGCGCGGAACTCTGCGCAGTGCGGATAGAATCCCGGCTGATTCCAGTGGAAGAGCGCCGCGTTCGACGACATCGTATATTCGTAACCGTCTGCACCACCATCAAGCCGCGCGGCGATCTCGAAGTTGACATTGCCGCCGACGCCGGTATCGCCTTTGGCGACGCGCGCCGGTCGCCACGCCGTGCCGTCATAGAGCGCATGAATCGGGAAGTTCGCCGCGTCCCATTCAGGGAAGTAGCTGTTCAGTTTGCGCGAGTCGTTCCCGGCGTAATGCTCGTACGTCGGATCGAAGAGGATGCGGAACAGTCGGCGCATGCGCACCTGGTTGATGCCAGAGCCGCCGCCGAGCGGCGTCAGCGTCGTGATGATCTTCGAGAAGTCAGCCGGATGCCGCGTGACTGTCTGTGCGAGCCGCGCATCGGGATTGCGCGTAAGAATGTCCTGGGCGTTGCCGCCATCGGGCGTGACGATCTGTACGGTCGGATTCGCGCCGAACTGTCCGATCTCGATGCCTTTGACGGGAAGACCCGTGGCGAGATCGTGCGCCTGACGCACGTGTCCGAACGTCGCCTGCGCCGTCTGCATGAACGCGCCGAGAATCGTCGCATCCTCGAAGCGCAACACAAACGGGAAGTTCCCATAGTCAGGCATGCGCGCGAACCAGCCGTAGCGCATCGTGCCGAGTCGATTCTCGACGATCTGCTTCAGCGTCAGGCCACCCATCGGCTGACTGTTGCGCGGCGGCGGCGCGGGCGCGATGCCGCCGCCCTGCGTGAAGTAGCCTGCGACCCAGCCCTGTCCGGTCGTCGTATAGAGCAGATCGGCAGTGATGTTCGGCAAGTTGAGCGTGATCGTGTGCTGATCTTCCGCCGTAATCTGATCTTCGGGATCGACGAGCAGGCCGTAGGCAATCGTGCCGATGTCGCCGTCGATGATCTGCACGGCAGTCATGCCATTGAGCAGCGCGAGATTCTCGCGGAACGAGCCGGACACCGTGATGGAGTGATTGGAAAACTGGTCGAGTTCTTCCATCACAATCGTCGCACTGAGCACCTGTTCCATCGCCCATTCCTGAGGAATCGGATTCAGTTGCAGATCGCAGAGCACGAGAGACAGGAGTGCCATTGCTCGCTCCTATCTGATCGCCGGGAAGACGGCAGTGCTGCGCCACGGTCGTGAAAGGACACCGAGATCGGGCATGTCTCCGGGTGTTGACCCGGACTGACCCGCCATCACCCAGTCATGCAGGGCAGTGAGGAATGCCAGACCGGATGTTGCCTTGTCCGTCTGTGTTTGTGTGGGACTGCCGTCACCCCAGATGTACGCGAGGTCATCCGCCGTGAGGGTTGAAAGGCTATCGTCAACGTCCATCACGGAGGCAAACAACTGCCCCCAGATATTCGCCAGTTGCGTCATCGTCGCGGAGAATGACACCTCATCTCTGCCGGGGCCGTAGATCGGTGGGCCGACATAGGGGGGCTTCGGTGGTGCGGCGGGTGCCACTTTCGGGTGCTGCCCCATCATCTCAACGCTCATCTCTCCCTCCTCACATCACGAGGTAGTTCCACTGGAAGCTGGTTGATGCTGAAAGCGGGTTTGCACCGCTGAACACCTGCCAGTAGTTCGGATTGTAGACGCGCGCATAGACCTGTCCCATCTGCAAGGAGGCGGCATTGTTGTAGGCCGTCATCACGACCGCGTTGGGATAGGCGAACGTGCTGCCACTGGGAACGGTGAACGCATGGGCGAAGTGTACCTCTGCAAGAAGCGCATTCCCACCGAGCGGTGCCGTGCCCGTGATGAGCGTCAGGACGCCCGCCTGGTCTCCGCCGTACACCTGCCATGACTGTCCCGATCCACCGAGTCCCGGCCCCGCAACGATGGACGGCGTCGGGCCAATGATATTCATAATGACGTGACCGTACTGGTCATAAATCACCTGCTGCCCGGCGGACGAGTTGGGAAACAGGAACTGTGCTCCCTGTTGATCGTCGAAGTTGACGGTCGTCCAGCCGTACTGCGGGTTGCTGTTGCGAATATGGATTCCCGTCGTGTCCGCGCGCAGGAAGCTATCGACCGAGCCGCCTGCCGCATTCACGAACCGGCAGAGGGAACGCGAAGGATAGTCCGTCACCGTGCCGACGAGAACCACATCCTGCCGACCGGCCACACTCGTTCCTGAGGCCAGCAATCCGAGGCGGTAGCCGTCCTGATAAATCTGTGCGTAGCAGTCATACACGGTGCCGTCAGCGACACCCGGCGTCGTCACTGCCGAGACCGTCGCGGGTGCGCGCGTGCGCGTGTCGTATATCTGCACGTTGCCCGCTGGTGTCACCGTGCGATTGGAAACAGACGCAGAGAACAGACTGATGTTCGCGCGTGAGTAGAGCGGGACATTCCCACCCACCAGTGGCACCAGTACCATGGTGCCGAGCGAGGGGTAGTCCACGACGCCACCGACCTTCACCACGTCACGGCGCGCGCTCATGTCTGTGCCCGCCACGACAACGATCAGGCTATAGGCATTGCCAACCGCCGTCTGCGCGTAGACATCCCATGATGCCGCATCGACGTTTCCCGGCATCGTTACCTGTGACGGCACGGCAGGGAGCCGCTGCCTGCCGTCATTGATCGTGATTGGCCCTGACGGGGTCAGCGTTCTCCCGATGATGCTCATCGCGAAGATATTCGTGTTGGCGACGGGTAAACCGGGAATCATATCATCAGCCCCATGCGTGCCAGCGTGTTGCAGAGATCAGCGTCGTATCCGAGGGCTTCCTGCGTCGTGATGCGTGTGTGCGGCATCGCGAAGCCGAAAGAGAACGCCGCGTTGATCGCGTCCGTCAGATCGCGCGCGACACCCGTCGCGTACATCCCGTCTGCGGACACCATCTGGATCGTGTTCGTGATGTCGAGGAACAGGCCGACAATCTGCATCCCGCCAATGGCGATACCCGACTGCGCGGACGGCAATAGATGCCGCCACGTCATCGCGACCGCACCCGTCTGCACATACTGCTGAATGAGCGAGATTGCCGGATCGGACGTGATGTCCTGCGTTTTCGCCATGCCGTAATGCGGCCCGCGTACGGCGTTCATCCAGCCGCAGTTCGGACACGGCCCGTAGACCTGTGCGGGATCGAGATGGTAGTTCGCCTGATCGACGGGCGCGGTTGTCGGATCGCCCTCGACCAGTTCGCGCCAGAAATGCCAGACGGTGTCCTGCGTGCCGTACGGCCCGCCGAGCGGCATGATGTCTGCCGGTGTCAGCGAGAACTGCCAGCCGCAGTTCGGGCAGTCAATCGTCAGGTCGAGGAACCACGGGCGCGGCGGCGCGGCAGGGTTGCTGGTGATGGCGACGCGTGTCATCGCTGGTCAGCGCAGACCGGGGTACGGCCCCGCGTTGCGCCAGCGCTTGATCTGATAGCCGACATCGCCCGTGAACGCCGTGTCGATCATCGTCTGCACGGTGGCGATCCAGCTTTTGAACTCGTTCGCTTTCTCCGTCTGTTCGGCAGTCGGCGTATCGGACGGCGGGTTCGAGACTGACGCCCAGTACGCCGCGATCTCATCCGCGCTAAACGGGCTGTAGGTGTCCACGATGTAATCCGCTGCCGCGTGCAACTCGTCACAACGGCGCGCCAGTTCCGTCGCGTAGTTCGTGGCGGATTGCTCATCGAAGCCGGGGCCAAACGGAAGATTCTGCGGCGGTACGCTCATCGGGTGATCCTTTCAACTGAGATGGGTTTCCCACGCGGTTGTCCGACAGAACTCGATGTTGGGCGCGGAGCCAAAGCGACCGAACAACGTGCAGGATGCCTGGGTGAACAGTTGTGCCGTAATCGTGTGTGTGCCGACACCCGGATTGGGGATGGTGACGGTTCCGCCCGATGGCGTGGCAACACCACCGGCATTCGCGGGAACGCTATCCGTCGCGCCGACGAAGTAGCGCGCGCCACTGTCCATCTGAAGACAGACGGAGAGGTTGTTCACTGCTCCGCCGTTGTTGAGCGTGAACCCTTGCGTCTGCTGCACCTCGATGATTGACGTGGGATCAGTGACCGTGATACTGATGGTGTTGAAGGCGTTGTACGTGTTCGCTCCCGTGACAGCCCCAGCCCAGAGATCGCCGCCGCCCGCAACGGACGAAAGCAACTGCCTGCCCATCGGCACCCACGCGCTGCCATTCCAGCGGTAGGTTTTCCCGTCACCACCGTTGATGTAGCGCGTCCCGATTGGTGGTGCGGGAGAGTTCGGCAGCGTTCCGTTGATGAAGGGGACGCTCATCTGTGACCATCCGCTGCCGTCATACATGAACTCACTGTGCCAGTCGAAGATATAGGCACGCGCTCCCTGCGCGGCACTCGTGGGGAATCCTTCCGCCGCCGTGAACATCCCCGATCCCATTGACCGGAATCCACTAGAGCCGTACATCCACCAGGAACGCAGATCATTGCGATAGAAGGCTTCCCCAACGGCAGCGACGGCGGGGAAGGCAGTGGAACCCGTCGTGGCAAACTGACCCGCGAAATACCCCGCGTAGTTCCCGTTTGTGCCGATGCCGGGTTGCTGCGCATAGACGCCATACGCCATCAGAATGTTCGCCGCGCCTGCGGGATGTGACATCGGGCCTGCGTAGATTCCATAGGCATTCGGCACCGATCCCGGCGTCGTGTCGATGAGCGGGCTGCTGTAGATGCCGTACGCACTCGTCCCGCCCTGAGGCACCAGCGTCCCTTGCGATCCGATCCCAACCGGAGTACTGGCCGCGAACGTCCCCCCCACTGCGAAGATCGTATTCGCGGCGGGGGGCATACCAACACCGAGTTTGCTTATCTGAGCGGTGCTATCAAACACGACCGCACCGCTCGCATGCACGGCCCCGGTGACATCGAGCATGTTCCCTGAGGCAGGCAGATTCCCCGCTGCCATGCCGATACCGACGTTCCCCCGGAAGATCGCGCTGACATTGTTCGTCTGCCCCATCGCCGGGGTGTCAACGAGCAGCCCGACGACGGAGGTGATATTCCCTGACCCCTTTGCGGCGGGCTGAATGACGTGCAGCCCATAGGCAGTCGTGACGACGTTCGCGGCATTGTTGATCGTGCCGCCGCCGACGCGTTCAACATCGACGGTCGCGCCAGCACTCGTCACATTGACGACGGGCTTAAGGGACAGACCGTAGGTGTTCGTCGCCGTACCGGACGGCGATCCGTCTGCCGGAATCGACGTGAGCGGCGTCGTCTGCGTGTTCGGATCACCCTGGAAGATCAGTCCCTGCGCGAAGCCGCTTGAACCCGTGCCGCCCTGGACGACGCCGAGGGTGCCGCCGCTCGTCGGCGTCAGTCCTGCCATCGCCATCTGTGTGCGTGCGTTCTCGATGTAGCCCTGTCCCGTGCCGTTATTACTGTCGAGAATCTGCGTCATGTTCGCGAAGAGATGAAGGTACGCGAGGGATACCTGCGTCGATGTGAGCGCGGGTTTCTGCGGGTTCTGCGCGATGTCGGGCGCTCCCTGCGCGACGCCGAGTTGCTGCTGCGCGATGTCGAAATAGATCAGATCAATGCGCTGCTGCACGCCGGTCGGCAGTGGCGGATTCCCCGCGCCGCCCCACGTCAATGCCGCCTGACCATTATTCTGCGTGATCCCGTTGCTGCCACGATAGGTGAACGGCTGGATGTTGACGGACAGTGATGGCGTTGGTGATGTCGCCCAGACGCGTCCGTCATCGAGTGACCATCCGGCGACAAATGACGCCCCGGACTGACCGTGGACGTGATTCACGGGTGCGAAGGGACCGCCGCTCCCGCCGCTGCCGCCAGACGATGCGTTGTAGAGAATCGCGCGCGCGCCGGTGATGTCGCCCTGCGTAATCACCGTCATGCCCGAATAGGCACCAATGAAACCGACCGGGGTCGTCCCCGGATCGGCAGACGGGTAGGCCGCGTTGTTCAGTCCACCCATCACCGCCGCGCCTGCCTTACAGACGATCTGCGGCGTACTGTTGATCGCGACGAGGATGTAGCACCACGTATGATCAGCGGCAGGCGGGATCAGGCCGCTCAGTTGCGTCGTGCCGCTATCGCCCCCTGGCCAGTAGATGTAGGTGGTGCCATCCCATTTGCGTAACGGATTGACATGCACGGTCAGATTGTCTGCCGCCTGCCCATTCGATTTCTGTGAGAGGACGGCACCCTCCTGCAAGCGATCCGAGGTGACACTGCGGGCGAGGATGCCGTGCGCGCCATTGATCGGCTGCTCGCTCCCCGGCAGTGAAGGATCGCCGTCGGTGTGGACGTGTCCGACAGCCGAGAAGAGCGCGCGCGCCGTTGTATCCAGTTTACTTGCAGTGACGGCGGAATCCTGAATCGCCGCCGTGTCAACGGACGCGTCAGCGAGTTCCGACGCGGTCACAGCGTTCGCGGCGATCTGCGTTGCGGTAATCGTATCGTTCGCGATATCCGCGCCGAGGATCGTGGCGTCCTTGATGTTCTCCGTCGTGATCGTATTGGCGGCGATCTTGACTCCCGTCCCGGCAGGGCCGCCCGTGATCGACGCGTCCTGGATATTCCCTGCGCTGACACTGTTTGCTGCCAGCATCGCAGTGGTGATCGCACCATTGACGACACCGCTGGCCTTGCCGACGAAGTTCGCCCCCGTCGCGCCATCAACACCCGTTGACGTAATCGGGATCGTCGCACCGACTCCGGTGGGGGTGATGCCCCAGAGGGTCGTGGTGCCCGCGTTGTTCTGCACGGCAATGATGGTCTGATTGGGATCGCCGGGCGCGTTATGCAGGATGAGCGCGGCAGTGCTTGGCGCGGCGAGTCCGGCATATGCCTGCGGCCCGCTATGGACGTGATTGCCAGCCGCCGCTTGATTCGCGGTGCTACCAAGCGTGTGATGCAGTGCAGTCGGCGCGGAATCGGTATCGGGGGTGAGATGCGTGTTCGCTTGCGCCAGTTGCCCGCCGTGAGTCGCATCGGCGTGATTGTGGCTCTTGAGGGTGCTGGCAAGCCACGTCCAGGTATCCGTGCCGATATTGGCGACCTTTGTCATGAACAGCGATCCATAGCCCGTGCCGATGAGTTTCGATAACGCACCCCACGTTCCGTCGTTATAGATGCGCTGCGTCGCGGGATTCTGTACCTGATTCGCTGCGACTTCAGCGAGCGCGACGCCGACGTTGATCATCGTGTCGTCGTGATTCGTGACGGGGCCTCCCGGCGTTCCCTGCCCCGCCATGTGCGCGTTGAGATAATCGACCGTGCCGTTCATTGGCGTGAAGATCGACGCCGATGTGACGACATCGACGTTGTCTGTCGGCGGGGTGTAGTGCTGAATGGTCACGGAACAACCCCCTCAGATTCATCGGTATCGCACTGCCGCGATACGATGATGACGATGAATCTCAGATCGAACGCTTCGGATGCCACTGGATGCGCGCGACGCCGTACGGCACCGATGTGCCGTTGCCGACGTTGACGGGAATCTGCCCGTTGCCGATCCAGACCTGGATGTAGTTCTCGACATCGGGCAGAATCGAGATGTACGACGGCGCGATGGGATTGGGCCAGCGGCGCATGTGACCGAAGGCGGGCTGATCGTTGAGCGTGACGCGGCGTGCGGCGTAATCGACGACGAGTTTGTCTGCCGCGCCGAGGCCGATGTCAAACACCGCACCATAGCCGCCAGGCCCCGCATAGATCGCCAGCGGGCAGTCGTTGTACGCCGACGTATGCCCGCCGCCTGGCGAGAACGGCCCCGTGATCGTGAACACCGGATCGGTCGTCGCGGCAGTGGCGTTCGTGATCTGATTGTCGAGATAGAGAATATTCACGGCCTGCGTCAGCGTCAGATCGTCGGTCAGCCTGCCGTAGACGACTTCGTTGTAGATCGCCTGCCGTGAGTAGATCGCCGTGCCAGGTGTCACGGGCGCGTGCAGGTAATCGGAGAGCAGTACCCATGACGCCTGCATGATGTGCGACGCGTCGCTCGACGACAGTTGATGATGCTGACTCTCGACGAGCGCGCAGGTTGCCCACCAGATATTATCGGCGTCATCGGAGAACGCGAGTGTCTGCGGCAAGCCGTGATCGAGCGCGCGCACGAAGGCGTCGCGCTGCGCATCGACGCCGATGCCGCCCTCGCCAATCGGATTGATCTGGAACTGATAGGCGATGACGTTCGGTTCCCTGTCAAACGCCGACATGCCTTTGGGATTGATCGGCCCGCCGCCACCGGGAACGACAAACGTGCTGTTCCGGCGATTGTTCGCCACGGTGAGATCGGCCTGGCGAATCGGGAAATAGTAGAACGCCTGCGTGATCGGATGAATGGCGTAGGTAAGGTACATGGCGATCTCCAGTAGTTGACATGGAACTGCATGTCAACTAATGAGCGGTTCCACGCGGAAACCGTCAACTAATACCGGGGAGCACCCTGCGCGGCCTGGCGCGCGGCGAGCGAGTTGCGGCGCACATTGATCTCGCCTGCGCGATCTCGCTGCTGCACCCACGCCTGGAGTTTCTGGAACATCTCCTCGTCGCTCTGACGATTGCCAGAGGCGTTGAACGTCAGTTGATACGTATCGCCGCTCGACGGCGCGCCAGAGCCGTTCACGTAGCGTGTGAGGCCACTGCCGGGAATGAAGCCGCGCGCCACTGACTGCGCGTGCGAGTAGACGGTAAAGTTTCCCGAAACGACTTCGGCGCTGCTGAGATCGCCGGATGGCGAATCACCGACGATTGCCATGCCGCTGACGTAGCCGCCGCTCGCCTTCGTCGGCAGCGACGTGCCGCCGCCGGATGACGCCGCGCTTGCCGCATTGTCGATCAGCGTCAGGAAGTTCTGACCGGCTGAGTTGACTTTGTCGTCAACCTGCTGCCACGTCGAGAGCGCCGTCTGTGCGTTCGTCAGCCGCGTGTTCTCATCCGTAACGAGTTTCTGCTGCGCGGTGATCTGTGCGTCGATGTTCTTCGACTGCTGCTGGTAGGCCAGTTGTTCCTGCTGGCGCTGCTGCGAGATGTTGTACTGCTCGTCCTCTGAGGCGCGCTGCCGTGCGGTATCTTCCGCCGCCTGCGCATTCATGATGCTCTGATGGTCGATCTGCCGCTGCGTGTTCTGTTCGTTGAGTTGATTCGTCTGCGCATCGAAGGCGCGCTGCGCCGCCGTGGACTGCGCCGCGATGTTCGTCATCGCATCTTCGTGCGCGCGCTGCGCCGCCGTACTCTGTAACTGCAACTGGTACAACTGCTCAGAGGCGGCGCGATCCTGCTGCGCCTGCAACAGTTTGTTGTTGTCCGTCTGCTTCTTGTAGTTCTCGTCTGCCGTCGCCTGCGCATCGGCAATCGTCGCGAGCACTGCCGCCGCTGCCTGCGCCGACGCGTTCGTCTGGCCTGAGCGCGCCGTCGCCTGCGCCAGTTGCGTCTGCGCGCCGCGTGCACCCGTCTGATTATTGTACTGTGTATCGAGCGCCGTCTGCGCATCGACGAGCGCCTGCTTCGCGGCAGTGCCGTAGTGCTGCAACTGCGTCATCTGATCCTGGAGCGCGCGCGACGCCGACGTGTAGCGGCTGTTCTCAGCCGTCTGCTCGTCCTGGAGGCGATTCATCTCAGCCTGATGATTGATCTGCCGCTGCTGCTCGACGCGTTGCAGGTTGTTCTGCTCGTCCTGCCACGCCTGCTGCTGCGCCGTGCGCTGATCCTGAATCGCGCGCTGATCGAGGGTGGCCTGCCGCTGACGCTGGCTGTCTGCCTGCTGTTCCTGCTGCTGTGTCTGTGCGTACTGATTTTCGAGATCGGTCTTTTCCTGCGTCAGTGCATTGATCGTGTCCTGCGACTGTTTGATCGCGTTCATCGCGTCGAGTTGCTCGTTGAGCGCCGATGCCATCTCCGGGCCAGCCTGCTGCGCGAGTTTCGCCTCATCGTCAGCGAGATTCCCCGTCTGATTCCTGATGTCCATCAGCGCTTGTCCCCACGTCGTCGTGAGGTCGATCGTCTTCGCGTAGGCGGTATTGATCGCCGTCTGCTGCTGCGCGGCATCGGCATTCGCGGGCAGCTTCGCGTTCTCCAGCTTCTCCATGATCGGCAGCAGCGTCGAGAACTGCTTGTTGACTTCCTGCACGTCCTGCGGATCAATCCCTTTGAGTGACGCGTTGAACTGATCCTGCGCGGCCTTGACGGCGAGCACGGATTGCGTCAGCGCATCCTCCTCGTTCTTCAGCCGCTTCGCCGCCGCCTCAGAATCGGCAGTCGGTTGCCAGATGTTCGACGTGCCGAAGCCCTGGCCTGCCGAGCCGAGCACATTCGACGCGGCCTGGTCGAACGTCGCATTCCTGTCGCCGGTTGTCTGCGGGCCGTACACGCCTGCGCCGCCGCTGCCGAGTGGCGCGGGTGTGCCGACGAACGCGTTCAGACCCTTTGGTGCGTTCGGAGAGGGGCCGCTGCTCATGCCGCGCTGCCCACCGGATTCGTACCAGTTGCCGCCGACGTTGATCGCGACGTGCTCATTCTCACCGCCCGCGCCGGGATTGTAGAAGCCGAGTTCGATTCCGGCAGCGGCGAGTGCCGCCGAGCCTTCGGCAGTCTGCGCCCATTTGTACAGACCACCCGCGTCTGTCCACGGTACAGTGATGCCGCCAGCGTGCATCACTTCCATGACGTAGCCGGAACAATCGAAGCCGCCGCCTGGGCCACCCGGATGCCCGCCGCCGTAGACATAGGCGACGCCAGCGAGTTCCTGCGCGCGCTTCTGCATCGCGGCGACGTTGATGTTCGTGCCTTTGACGGGGTTGTCAGTAACCTGCGTCAGTGAGACGCGCGTCGTGGGCTGCGCCGATCCGGTGTCTGGCGTGATCGTCTGCGCCGCCTGCCCACCGGTTAGCTGATTGTAGATCGTCTGTTTCAAGCCGCCTGCGGCAGACGATGTCGAGTACCCGGCGAACATCGCGGGAATGCTCGTCGCACCGGCATTGTTCTCGCTGATCCAGCGTTTCAGATCCTCGACCTGGCTCGCGAGATCGGCAAACGCCGCATAGTTCCCCGGCCCATAATCTGCCGCCGCGACGCCGCTGCCGCCCTGCACCTGGTACGGACTTGGCGGGCTGCTCGCGAGTCCCATGCCGATGTAGTTGTTGATGCGCGTGTTCGCCGTGCCGATGCCAGCGGGGTTCGATCCGAAGTTCGATTCCGCCTGCATCGCGGCGAGCGCGATGAATGGATCAATGCCCGACTGCTGCACACCCTGCATGAACGACTTGAACTGATCGAGATTATTCAGCAGCGGCGACGTGACCGCGCCCGCGCCGGTATACGATCCCGCCTGGATGATCTGATTCCAGCGATCAAACGACAGGCCGCTCGCAGCGCCGCCTGCTGCCGGTGGTGGTGGTGGTGGCGGCGCTGTTGAGCCGCCTGCCGCCGTGCCGAGCGCCGACACAAGCCACGGTGGCAGATTCTGATTCCCGGCAATCGCCGTGACGATGTCAATCGTCAGCGTCGCCTTGTGCGGATTGTTGACGAGATCGTCAACCGTCTGCTTCACCTGGTCGATGTTCGACTGCACGGTGAGTTCGAGTTGCTTCGGCCCACCGAGCAGCGTCGTCAGATTGCGCGTCGTCGTGTCGATCTTCTCGAAGTCGGGAACGTTGGCACCGAGTCCAAGAATGTCGCCTGCCTGCGCACCCGTCAGTTTATCTCTGATCGCGGCGATGTTCGCGAGTCCGGTCTGGTAGTGTTCGAGCAGTTGCTGCTGCTCTGGCGTGATCGTGCCGTTCTTCTGCGCCTCTTTCGCCGCCGTGACGCCGTCGTTGATCTTCTTCGTCAGATCGTCGAGCACCTTGATGCGCTGATCGGTGTCATCGAAGAGCGCGAGATAGCCGTCATAGGCGCTGCTCGCCGCCTTCGTCGCATCGGTGATCGCCTTGAACTGATCGGAGATCGCTTTCAGATTGTTGAGCGCGGCATCCGATTGACCGAGTTTCTGCAGCGCCGACACGGCCTGATCGAGCGCGGGCGCGGCGGCGGCGAGGCCGCTGATGCCCTGGCTGAGATTGACGCTTGTGGCGGCGCGCTGCGCATCCTGCCACGCCTTCGTCAGATCGTTGATGTCCTGCGTCGCGGCCTTGACCTGTTCCTTTGTCGCATCCGCGCCGGTCGACGTGATGCCAAAGACACTGCGCAGCACATCTTCGTTCGACGCGCCGACTGCCTGCGCCTGACCGGCGTCTTTCATCTCCTGGCGCAGTTGTTCGAGCGACGCCGTCGTGCCATTGACGCTATCGCGGTACGCCTGCAAGGCGGGGCCGAGTCCCTTGTTGAAGGCATCTTCAAGCTCTTTGGCATTCGTGAGCGCGCCGCCGAACTCGCTATTCAGTTTCGAGAAGGCGATTTCGGCGTCCGTCGCTGTCATCTGCCCTTTCGAGACGGCATCGAGCAGCGCCTGCACCTGGTGCGCACCGGCCTGATTGGCAATGTTCTGGAACGGCCCCGGCAGCAGCACACCCGACGATGTCACCGTTGGCGTCGTCGTGACAGCGCCTGGCCCGGAGATGAGGAAACGGGAGAGCGAGCCGAGTTGATTGAAGTAGTCACCGACAGCGCCTGCGCCGGGAAGGCCACTGGCGATACCGTGCGCCGTCGTGCCGACTGCCGACGCACCCGCGCCGATGCCTGAGAACACACCACCGACGACGGGCAGCGTCGTCGCGCCATGCCCCGCCGCGCTGGCGGCTTTGATGATGTCGTCAGGCAGGCCGAGCAGACCGGAGGCACCGAGAATACTGTGCACGACATCGTAGCCAGAGAGGCGCTCGATGAGATCGTTCAGCAGCGTAATCGCCGCCATCGGCGTGCCGGGAGCGTGTGTGACCGCGTCCTGGACGGCCTGACGCCACTGATGATCGACGGCGTCGCCTACCGTGCTCGACACGAACGTGAACAGTTCCGCGACACCCGCGATCACACCCGCGCCGATGCCACCGGCTGCGCCGGTCCCCGCCATCTCTGACGGCAGGAACGCGCCGCCGACACGACCGAGGATCGAGCCGCCTGCGACCTTGCCGAGCCGCCCGCCGATGCCGCCTGCCGCCGACGCACCCGACTGCGCTTCCGTCGCGGCGATCTCTGTGCCTTTGGCTGCGGCGACCTCTTTCTCCGATGCCGCCATCGCGGCATTCGCCGCCGCGCCTTCGAGCGTCGCGGCAGTCTGCGCCTCTGTCGCCGCCGTCTGCATGCCGAGAATCGTCAACAGCGGCGAGAAAAGCGCGCGCAGGCCAGAGAGCGCGATTTCCGCCGTCTTGAAGGCGACGGCGAGTTCACCGACGTGAATCAGCGTCGTCAGCACGGGTGCGGGTATCTTCTCGAAACCGGCGACGAGCGACTCGATGGCGTGCAGCAGATTCGTCGCATCGCTGACCATCGAGCCAAACAACTGCTGGAACTGATCCGATTTCAGATACTGCGCCAGTTCGGCAACACCGGATTTGACTTCCGCGAAGAAGGGTTTACCGAGCGTCGCGGCGAACATGTCGAACTGGTCTTTGAGATTGCTGAACATGCCGGTGAATGTCCCCATCATCCCCCGCATCATGCCGCCGAAGTTTTCATTCATGCCAGCGACGATTGCCTTCATCGCCACGTCGGCAGAGACTTTGCCCGCCGTGATCATCTTCGCGGCCTGCTCGGTCGTGACGCCGAGCGCCTGCGCGATGTACTGACCGGCGCTGATGCCCGCGAGTTCCATCTCACGCAACTGCCGTTCGGTGACGACACCCTGCGATTGAATCTCCGCGAAGGCGTGCACGACGCGATTGAGCGTGTCGGCATTGCCACCGACACCGGCAACGGCGTCACCGATGGCGCGCAGATCGGGAAGCACATCCTTCGCGGCGATGCCCATGCCCATCATCTGCTGCGCGAGCGGCGTCAGATCGGCAAACTGGAACGGCGTGTTCGCCGCGAACGCTTGCAACTGCTTCAGGTAATCCGTCGCCGCCGACGCCGAGCCGAGAAAGTGCGTGAAGGCGATCTGCGCGCGCTCTAACTGATCGTTCATGCCGATGATGGCAGACGCCGTGCCGGTGACACCCTGCTCGATGGCATGGAACGCCTGATAGCCAGCGGAGTACTGAATGATCGCGCCGATTCTGTCGAGAAAGCCCGACGACGCTTTCGTCGCGTCATCGAGCGAGGTCGCCGTGCTCTTCGCGGATTTCCCCAGGTTATCGACGGCTTTCGATGCGTCGTTCGCGCCTTTGGCGGCATCCTCGAACGACTTCAGCATCGTGCCGCGCGAGATTTCCTGATTGACCATCTGCGTGTTGAGCGTGATCTCACGCAGACTCTGATTCACTTCGGGTGCGTTCGTCTGAATCGTCAGATCGAGTTTTTCGGCACGCATGCGCGCCGTTTCGTTCTGATACAGCGCCGCTTGCCGCTGCAAATCCGCGAACGCCTGCGACGCCTGCGAGGTGTCGGCTTCCACCGTCATCTTCGTGCGCGTGGCGTTCAGTTCCGCTGTCTGATCCTTGAGCGCGCGCAGCTTCATGTCAGCAGGCGCGGTGTCGGCATCAAACTCGACATTGGCGCGCGTGGCGCGCAGGCGCGCGATCTCGTTGTTGATCTGCGCGATCTTCGTCATCGCGGCCTGATGATCGAGATCGACCTGGGCAGTCGCCTTCGTATTGCCCAGGTCGGTCACTGACTTCTTCAGTTTTTCGACACCGTCATAGGCGGCTTGTGCGTTACCGAGCACAAACTCTATGCGGATGACTTCATCAGCCACGCGGAACCCCTATCGCTGCGTGATAAAGGCTGACCAGAAGGAATCGACGGCGCGCTCGCGATCCGATGCGTGCCGCTTCGGAGCCGTCATCGCGATGATGTGTTGCGGAATACGCTTCGCCTGGAAATCGTCCCATGAGACATCGAGCGGCGCGCTGTCGCGCACGGGCGCGCGGCGTGTGAACAGACCGACGCTGCGCCCCTGAGCGTCAAACTGCCCGTATTCGCAGTAGAAATCGAACAGTTCGTCCTGCTCGTCCTGCGGCAACGCGAGAACTTCAGCCGGGAACCTGCCTAGTCTGTCTGCGATGACGAGGGCGCGGAATCGGACGACGGAAAAACATTGCCGCTCTCGCTGTTCTGCTTCTCGCGTTCGGCGCGGCGCAACTGGTACTCGTTCGTCAGATCCCATGCGCGCGAGAAGATCGGCGCATAGAAGTCAGACGGATACTCTTCGAGCAGTGCCGCGACTTTCTCCGCCTGGATACGCCGGTTGCGATCCTTCGCGAGCAGCGGCGAGACGAGTGCGTAGCCGACATAGATGCGCACGTAGAGTTCGACATTGCGCGTGCCATCTTCCTTTTGCGCATAATCCTGGCAGTGCTCCTGATCGCCAGAGCGCAGCATCTGCACTTCGACGGTGAGATCGTAGTCGGGAATCTCGAACTTGACGGGTGCGAGCCGCTGGTTGATGACGGCGGCGAGCCGTTCGAGCGTCGCGACTTCTTCCGTTGACGCGCCGTTGAGCGCGACAACCGTCGCGGTTTCAGCCATGCGTGTCCCCTTTTCGGAATGAGGTCAGTGGTTCGTGCCAGATCACCAGTCGAGGATGGGGAAGCGCGGATGAGCGTCTGCGGCGCACTCCCCACTGACCCGATTCCGCTTACAGTGGTTCGACGATCATCGACGGCAGCGCCACCATCGTGCCGGTGATCGTGCCTGAGATCATGCCGTTCGACGGCGCATTGACGGGGTTCGCGCCGATGTCCCCGAAGATCAGCCAGATGCGATCCTCGATCAGCGACTCGTAGAGCGCGAAGACGAAGTAACTGCGCAGCATCATCTGGTAATACAGATCAATGCCGGTAGATGACGAGTAGCGTTCAAACTGCCACGTGCCATTCATCTTCCCCCGGTACTGCGGAATCATCACGGTGCCGTATTCGTCGCCGGGAATAGGGTTGGCAGTCATATTGAGTTGCCAGTTCAGTACGTGCACGAGTCCATAGACGTCAGTCGCCGTCACCGTCGGCAGGTACGAGAAGTCGCCCGTGATGACGGCAGCCGCCGTCTGCGGCTGAAAGAACATCACGTAGTTGCCGCCAGGCAGGAAGCGATAACTCGTCGGCGGTACGGCATTGCCGTCGACATAGATCGTCGGCTTGACGCGGCTATCGACGACTTTCTTCGTGCGATCTGTCACGCGGTAGAGGGTGTGCTGCGGTAAGAGCAGCGCGCCGCCTGGCGGATTGGGTATCTCTTCGTACGCCTCTGGCGTGCCAGGCGTCGTCGAGATCGGCGTGCCATTGAGCATGGCAATGTAGCCGTCCTGACCGGTGATTGCCTCAACGGGCGGCGCGACAGTGCCAACGGCAAGGGGTGCTGCCGAAGCCATGATGAACCTCCTGAGTGGGACGAAAATCGTGATCGCACAGGCACATGGCTGTCACACGCGGTGCGATCGCGGTTTTTGTTGCGTAGTCAGTGGGAAGTTCTGTTTAGCCCGTCCAGGACGCCTGCACACGCAGGGTGAATCGGGCCTGACGGTAGACGACGCCTGCCTGAAGATAGGCGGCTTCCATCGGTGCGACAGCAGCGCTGCACTGCATGCCGACGTAGCCCGTCGCCGTGAGTGGCTCATTGACGAGCCGCGCATAGGCGGCGGAAATGACACCTTCGACGTTCTGCGAGCCGCCGTTGATGTTGTTCGGCGTGCGTTGCCGATCAACACAGGTGATGTCGAACTGCGCATTCAGGCGCGTGACGCCATAGGCGTACGGCACACTGTTCGCGGGACAGGTGACGACGATATACGGGAAGTCGCCGCCTTTGCCGCTGATGTCGGGATTGAGATTGACGGTGTTATAAACGCGCGTGCCGACACCCGCGTAGCCGACGACATTCGTGCCGTTGACGCCATCGTCGGCAAGCAGTGCCTGGACGATGGCGATCATCACGGGATGCGTCGTCGCGTCTCTTCGGGGTGGCGTGATGACGCTCACGATTTTCCTCTGCACGGCCTGTGCGCTGTGTTCACTCGCATGTGACATCTCCCGTTTGAAAGCCCCATGCCGTGTACCGGCAGTAACGGTCACATGCATGGGGCTTTCAAATGCGATAGAGAAAAACGTTATGCGGAGTTGATCAGCGCGCGCGCGATGGCGGCAATAATCACGGTCCTGTTCTCTTCGAGCGCCGGTCGCAGGAAGGCGTTCTGAATGAACTGTTGCGTGATGTAGTGATGAAAGCCGTATTCCTGAAAGCGCGCGCGTGCATCCGGCAGACCTTCGCCAGCCGTGATCGCGAAGCCGTCAGTGATCGGCTCGACGCGAATCGACGAACGCAGTTCGCCGGTATCGACGGGAACGAGTTCGATGGCACGCTGCAACACGTGCGTGCTCGACTCGTCGAGCGCACGGCGCACGGCGAGCGCGGCATCATCGGTGCTGCCGCTGTGCGTTGTCGTGATGTTCACGCTGATGTCCATTCGGTGAACTCCTGGCGCACATCGGTTGAACGATTGCGCAGACACTTCTCAGTGCGCTATGGTTTCATCGATCAGGGATCATCCTCTTTGAGCGGGAAGAACTGCGCCATGCGCGCGCGTGCGTTCAGGCGCTGGCGTTCAGCCGCCTGCGCTTTGGCGTCATTGCCAGTGGCTACCGGCTGATCGGCATCAGCGTCAGGCGATTCAGGCGATTCATGCGGCGGATCGGGCGCGTTCTTCCCATCCGCTTCGACGGGATGGGTCTTCCGGGTTGCCATCTGGCTCTCCTAACTGACGAGGCGTACGGGGAGGATGATCGCCGTCGTCGTCGTCTGCGTGAGGTTGTCACCGACGATCTCGTAGCGTCTGCCGCCGAAGTCGATGGCATCCGTCGTCACGACGTCCGTGCCTTTCGGCAGATGCATGACGCCGCGCACATCACCGACGATGCGCATTTCGAGCAGAATCTCGACGGTGCGTAAGAGATGGGGTTCATAGCGGCAGGGAATGTCGTACTGGGTGTACCACGTGCCGTCTGACGGCGAGTTATCGGCATTCGGCGGGCCAGCGACGGGGCGCACGATGTTACAGGTGTCAGGCATCGCACGCCGATCCAGTGCCGTCAGGCGGTCAACCGTTGTCGCACGAGGAAACGGATTGCTGCTCATGGCATGCGACCGATGCCGAACACGAGCGGCTGATAGGGATCACCCGTGTAACGCGGATCATTCGCATCGGGATAATCCGGTGGTGGCGTCGTCGGCGTCGTCGTCGTGAACGCGCCGCTGACAGCGCCAGCGCCTGCGCCAGCGCCGAGCACTGCCGCCTGCGACGCGAGCGCGATCTGTTTGTCGAGATCGGCAAGCTGATCCATCAGCGCCTTGTGCATGTCGCTGTAGGCTTCGCGTACCGTATCGACGCCTGCGTCAACTGCCTGCCACACCTGGCCTGCCAGCAGCGAGATCGCTGATCGTTTCGCGAAGAGGAACTGCAACGGCGGATACGTGGCGTACGGGGTGAACATCGTCCAGATACTGTCGATGTTCGCCGCGACCATGCCGTTGTAGTCGCCCACCGACGATACGATCAGGTCTTTCTGCTCCTGGTCTGTCAGTGGGTAGACGGGTGCACTCACGCGCTTACGCCTGCTTCCGCCGTCTGCGTCGGATTCTGATCGGGTTCCGCTTCCGGCACTGAGTAGCCGTTGAACGCGTCACCCGCTTCCTCTGCCGCTTTCTTCGCATCGTTGCGCGCGTTCATCTCGTCGCTCGTCGCTTCGCGCAGCGCGCCGAGACGCATCAGGCGCGTCAGGCGCGTCTCGTTGATCTCCTGGTACGCGGGGCCATCTTCGACGTTGAAATCCTCTCCCGGCACGACAACGCGGTTGCGCTGCCAGTCGAGATCGCTTGGGCCGACTCCCTGATGCACGACGACGTAGCCCGCAGCGCTGTGACGGCTCGATTTGCGTTCTGACGTGGAATGACTCGTCTCGCTGCTCGCGGCGCTCTGAGAGGCGCTAGAGGCCGTACCTGGCCTGTCTGACGCGCGCGTGCGCGCAGCGTCATGCTGGCCTTCTGCGCCTCTCGACGATGATGTGCTCGACATGTGAGATTCCTTTCTGTTGATCCGGTTGCGAAGACCGCCAGCCACTGGGCCGGGGAAGCCGAAGGCTGGCCCCCCTCTCTGCAACCGGATCAACATCAGATGTTGAGCGGTGCGCTACACGTTGACGCGCACGACTGCCGTACCGAAGAAAATCACGGGGCCACCGTTATGCCCGCGATGCACGGCAATCGAGCGCGGCGGGCCGTCATCGACGTTATCGACAATGCGGCTGTAACTGCCAGCGGCGAAGCCGTCATTGTTGGCGTTCCTGACGAGACGGTACTGACCGAGCACCTGGCCTGCGGGGCGTTTGCCGATGAGCACACCCGTGTTATCGGGAATGAAGCGCAGCAGCGTGTTCGTGTCGTCGTAGTACGCGCCTTCGTAGACAGAGAAGTTGGGCAGGCCGTCGAGTGTCAGCAACTGATTGACATCGTTGATGTTGTTGATCGTGCTGAAGCCGAAGCGGCGCGAGCCGAGATCAGACGGATTGGTATTGGCGACGACATTGTTCGCCGTCTTGCGATTGATCCAGAGTTGCGACGAGTTGTCGAACGTGACGCTATGACCGAGGCCGAGCAGCGCCAGCGTGCGCAGATCACCGAGCGGCGTCGAGTTGGCGTGATCGCTCCACGGTGTCGTCGCCGTGAACGTCTGCATCGTGAAGGTGTCGGTGTGCGTCAACGCGCCAGTCGGCCCAAAGACGCTGAATGTCGCCGTCGTCAGCAGTGTCCAGATGATCGACTCGATGCGATCCAGTTCGCGTTGCAGCAGTTTCGTGTTGGCGATGGCGACGAGATCGTCGATGTTGACGGGAATATTGAACGTGCCGTACTGGCGGCGCGCCGTCAGTTCCTCTTCGTCGATGTACTCATATTCGCCATAGACACCGGGTTGCATCGAATAGCGCTTCGCGCCGGTCTTTCTGATCCGCGTCGGCTGCCCATTCAAGCCACGCGCGTATTGCAGACCGATGAAGTTGTCCATTTGCTCCCAGAGCAACAACCAGGCGTCCTGCTGCACGATGGGGAAGAACGCGAACGTCGGCCTGTCTGCCTGCAAGCGCGGCATCAGGTCTTGCGCGATCTCGTTCAGTTCGGCGTTTGAAGGGTAGATGACATCTGCCATGAGAATGCCCCCTTATGGCGGGTTGATAGCGGGATGAGGGGGGAGTAGACTGTGATCGGACACCCCGTAGGCGTGCACGATGGACTTGACCCCATCGCAGACCGGAATACGGCGCACGTCGTAACAGGCAGGAACAGACGGTCCTGTCGGTTTGCGCGGTGTCTTTCACACATGCAAACGATCAACCGAGTCTGACGACGCCGGTCGCGACTGAGCCGTTGATGAGCCGCCAGCCACCGGCTGTGAGCGCATTGGCATCGAGTCCCGTGAGCACCGAGCAGAGGAAGGTGCCCGCGTAGTAGGCAGAGATGTCCTTGCGCGTCGGCGCGAACTCTCCCGGCATCGTGATATTGCCGCTGGCGTCAGTCGAGCAGGCTTCGTGCAGAATCGCCTTTGGCACTTGCGAACCGTCGGCATTGCCGCTCGCGTACGGCGCGAACGTTCCCGGCGTGGCGCTGACTTCACCGAGCACCTGGCCTGCGGGATAGACGGTGGACGCCTTGAGCGAGACGCTGTACGAGAGCGCGTTCTCTGTGTCCATGTACGGATCGACGCGTGTTGCCGAATACGTCTGAATCGGAGCAGTAGGCATGACAGAACCTCCCTGACGGGCGAGATCGTGTGTGGGTAGTCAGAAGTGGTGCGTGTCTGGAAAGCCTGATGCCGTTCAGGCTTTCCAGTTGTCAGTTGGCTTTGAAGCCGGAGAGTTCGAGCAGGTACGTCTTGCGCTCTTGTGTCATCTTCTGCGGCGTGGCGCTGTCAGGCCGCGCTGCCATCATTGCCGAGGCATCGCGCAGCTGTTCCTGCGTCAGCGCGTGCACGACGCTCGCCGTCGCCTGGCGCGCCATCAGCGCCTGGACGCGTGTCCCCTTCACCTCCTCTGTACCGCGCGTGAACGAGACGTCGCGCGGCGCGAGCGCGTCGTCAGTGGCGGCATCGACGAACATCGCCACCAGCTTGTCTTTATCAGCGGGCCAGACGCGGCGCGCGTTGACTTCGCTCACGGCCCATGCTTCGGCGCGCTCGCGAATGACTTCGGCGTCACGGCGCGCTTCGCGTTCGCTGCGCTCTTTCTCGCGCGCCGAAAGCGCATCGAACTGCGCCTGCAACGCCTTGAACTCAGCCGTTTCAGCGACATTCACGATGTCCTCCTCCGCCGTAACCGGCGATTCAGCCGCGACAGGCGTCGGCGGCGCGGTTCCAGACCAGCTTGCGATTGCACGCAGCGCGGCAAAGAAGCTGACACGCTCTGTGTCTGAGTGGAATATGTCGCGGAACCAGTTTTTCCCTTTTTCCCCGTCTTTTTCGCCGGTTTCCCCCGGTATATCTGCGTTTTCGCTCGCTTTTCCGGTTTCGTCCCCCGTTTCGTCCCCCTTTTTCAACGATTCCGGGGTATATGCTGAAGAGTTGGTAAAGGCGGCGACGAGTTGCGCATCCGGCACACGCGGATCGAGCACGAGCGCGTTACCGATGATCGTTTTCGTCTCTCTGTCCCATTGCAGGCTGTCTTTGATCGGTCGCTCGCCCATCGAGTCGTGCAGCCAGCGCGGAATCTCGACTTCACCGATCAGCGAGCCGTCTGGCGCGAGTTCGACGCTTCTGAGCGAGCCGAGATGCCCGTCGAGAATCGTCGGCATGTGCTCCAGGTCGTTCATCACCGGCTGGAAGAGCGATGCGGCGACGTACAGTTCTTCGAGCGTCGCTGAGAAATCCTTGTCAGGATAGTCTCCCGGCGCAAAGATTTTGCCGCGACGAATGACGAGATCGTCGCTGAACGTGGCGTCATTCAGCGTGAAGGCGCTCGACATCCATGCCTGCGGCATTGTCCAGCCAGCGGATTTCGCCTTGCGCATCAGACACGCCTTGATCGGCGCGCTATCGCCACCGGCTCTGCCGAGCGCGCGACACGCTTTGCGGAAATCCGACTCGTCTGCGACGGGGAACGAGCGATGCGGCCCGCAGAATATTGACGCGGGTGCACTCTCACGTTCCTTCGGTGTCGCGTTCGCCCACTGGCTCATCGTCTGCTCCTTCCGCTGCGGCGGTACGTTCATCAGGGACGTTTTTCAGGTCGGCACTAATCGTCAGATGCAATCCGACTTCGAGCCGCCGCCCGCCCCGTTGCCACGAGAGGTGGCGCGATCCGGTAAAAAACCGATGATCACGAGCAGGACGAAGACGAGGCCGATCATCGCCAGCAGCCCCTCATGCGCGCCGAACGTCAACGCGATCACGGGGCGCTCCCATCTGGCCTGCCAGGTGGCGCGGTACTGCGGGAAGGCGGTGCACCGCTGCGCGACACAGACGGTGCACCTGGGGGCCTGGTTGCCGCTCGCGTACGCGAGGCGTCATCCTGGCCTGATACGGGGAGGTTGGAAGAAGGCGTTCGCATTGGCTGCATCTCAGGCTGACGCGGCGGCAGCGGGGGCACGGCTGGCGCGGCGAAGTCTTCCGCGTAGGCGTTGAGATCGGCGGCTGATGCCGCAGGCAGATTGAGATCGGCAAAGAGATCGGCTAACTGCGACGGCAGAATCAGGCCGCTCTTCGCGAGATTGGCGATTGCCGTCATGCGCGGCGTCAAATCTTCCGGCTCGACGGCAGACAGGCTCGCGCGCGGCGTCAGATTGATCGCGGCGGCATCACCGAAGTTGTACCGGACAAGTGGTTCAAAGACATCGTGTTGCAACATCGTCGCGACGGCGCGTTTCCCCATGCGGATCAGCAGCGCGAGCACGTCCTGATGCACTTGTGCGGCGGCGCGCGTCTGATGCTCGCTTTCCTGCGTCGCCAGCGTCTGATGCAACACGGCGGTTGTGATCTGCCTGTCGAAGCGCTCGAAGGCGTGGATGAAGGGAATACCTTCGCCAGAGAGTTCAATCGGCTTCGCCGTCGAGCCGAACGGTAAGACGACGTACGTGCCGTTGCGGAAGCCGTCGAGCGCAGCCGCGATCATCTGCGCCGCCGTCTGTGCCGGTTGTAACGGATCGCTGCCGTACGGCACTGCCGATTCCGGCGCGGTGGCGATAATCGAGGCTGAGGCAAACTGTGTCAGATACTTGAGATATTCCGGCACCATTTGCTGTTTGTCCCACCACGGACGATAGGCGGAACGTAAGATGCTCGTCCCGCGCGGATCGCTGTCACGGGGCCAGTACGAGAAGATGCAGAACTTGTCACGCGGCAGGAAGTTCGGCATCTCGTCGATGTTCTGAATCGGAATCATCGCCGTGATCGTCGTTGACGTGGCGACGCCGGGAATAACGGCGAGTAAGCCGAGCACGTTCATGTAGGCATCGACAACATAGGCTGTCGCGCGCCGGGGCTTGACTTTCAGTGCGCTCAGATGCAACTGCGCGTCGCGCATCTCATAGACTTGCTCTGCGACTTTCGAGCCGTAGGCCATGCCGTCGAGTAAGGCCCAGAGCGCCGAATCGAACGACGGGTACAGTCTGTCGAGATCGGACGAGATGAAATCCGCGATCTTCTGCGCTTTCTTGCTGCCGCTGTTGTCGGCACCGATTACTGCCGGTGTGATCGTGATGCCATCGGCAAGAATCGCCGTTTTCAGCGTCTCGATGCAGGCGCTGACTTGCGGGTCGAGCAACATCTTCGCGTAGATATCATCGCCAAAGTCGTTGGTGAGATCGTCAAACTGAAACGGCAGCGCTTTCGGAATGTTGAGTAGCCACGGCAATCTGCCGCCCGCGACGGTTTCGACGCTCGCGGGTGCGAGCAGTGTCGCCGTCGTTGCGGGGATGCCGCGCACACCGGGACGTGTTGGCGTGCCACCGACAGTGATATCGTCGCGAATGATCTCGTCAGGCATGCGCGTTATCTCCTTCGCTGTGCGACCTGGCGAGCGATGCTGTCGTCACGACCGATGGCGGAACGCGCGTCGTGACCGATTTCCGCGAGGCGATCAGCCAGTGGCCTCTGCCGGTCGGAAACGAGCGCGAGGATGTGGCGGAAAATGGCGCGCAGGCGCTCGTTTTCCTGTTCGAGTTTGTCGATGTCGATCAGATTCCCTTGTGGCATGTGAATCACCCTACCGAATCTGCCAGAGTGCGACACCGCGCGGGCCGCGCGCGCCGCCTGCGATGGCTTCACCGACGATTCTGACGGCGAGTTGTGCGAATGCACCGGAGGCGGCATCGACCTGGTCGTCGTGTGCGCCGAACGGGAAGGCTTCGCATTCGTCATAGAAGGCGAGATTCCAGTTGGCGCGCATCAGATCGACGTTTCCGGCGGCGACTTGCGCGCTGAAGGGGCGCGCGCGCTCGGTCTTCGCGCCGGTCGATCTGATCGCGTAGACGGCATAGCCGACGAGCACGTCGCGAATCAGATGGTCGATGACGATCTTGCCGGATGCCCCCGGTTCCTGCTCGACATAGATCGCCACGTTCGTGCCGTCGAGTTCCGCCGTGCGCCGTAGCAGTTCTTCGACATCAGCCGGTGTCGCTCTGACGCGCACGATGTCCTCGATGGTGAAGCGACCGCGAGGGTTGCGGCTGATGCGTGCGCCAACGGTGTAGTCAGGATCGCGCCCCGGCTTCTGCGCCGTCGCCGCCAGGTCCCAGTACCGCACGCGATGTGCCTGCTGCGGCAGCGTCTCGACGAGCGAGAAGCTTGTGCGATTGAACAAGCCGCCTTCGTGGCGTGCGTTCCAGTCGCCTTCGAGTAGCTGCGCGCGCGTGATCGGATCGAGATTGGCGAGCGACTTCTCGTATTCCGCCTGGTCGAGATGGGGATTGTCTGTCAGACGCGCCGGAAAGAACGGGCGCTCTTTCTGCGTCGTCGGATCGAGATAGCGCGCTTTGCACCATTCGTGTCCGATACCACCGGGATTACTGGCGTTCCTGAGTCGCAGCGGGATGTTCGCGCCTTTCAGTCGGCGCAGGCGGCTGAAGAGGAACATCACCTGATATTCCGTGAACTGTGTCGCTTCGTCGAAGCCAATAAACTGAAACTCTGCCGACTTGTAGCGCTCGATATCGCTATCGGTGGCGAGGAAGCCGAACGAGAGTGTCGCGCCACCGGGGAATGTCCAGCGTTTCTCGTTCCTGTCCCAGTGCGCTGCCGTGCCGTCCCACCAGGTGTGCGAACGATCCATGATCGCGCCAGGCAGGCTGAGATCGGCATACGTGCGTCGCAGTAACAGCCCCGCGTAGTCAGGTACATCGACGAACTGTGCGCCTGCCATCAGCAAGGCGTCTGACTTGCCGCCACCCGCTGCGCCGCCATACAGAGACTCGCGCAACATGCACGCGAGAAACAACGCTTGTCGCGTCGTCGGCGTGTGCGGGATGAACGGGTTGTTGTCTATCGTCTTACGCAGGATTGTCTGTGCGATCTCGTTCGTCGCTGGCGGCTCTGGCGACGACATCAAGGGCTTCGGCATAGGCTCTGTTGTAGGCATCGTAGTCCACCGTTAGCGATTGCGGCTGGTCCTTGCCGCTCAGTCGTCCTGCACGGCTCACGCGCGCGTCGATGGCGAGTTGATCGCCGTAGCCGCGATCTCGCATCTGCGTGCGCGCGTAGAACTGGATCGCCCAGGACTCGCCGCGCTGGATCGCTTCAAAGATGCGTAACTCGCAGAGATCGGATACACCCGCGCGTGCCACTTCGCGTGCCTGCGCGACTGTCGGATGCTTCGCCATGTAGTTGCGTACCGTGCGCTCTGTGCATCCCAGGATCTTCGCGCTGTACGTGATCAGCCCCTTGGCCTGCATCAGGGCGTCGATGACTTGCTGCGCCGTGTAGCGCGGATGATGCGCGCTCGCATATGTCCGGTTCATCGCTCTTCCGATCTCTCGCAGCGTGCGAGTTCCTGAGTTTCTTCTTTCCGCTCGGCGGCGGCTGTGAAGAATCATCGGCGTGATGCCGCTTCTGCTTCCATTGCTCAGGTTGAACTGCCTTCTTGCTTCTCTTTGGGCATTGGGCACCTGACTAGCTTTCCCTGTGGTGGCCACATGCACTCCCGCGCCGGTTTCGACCACCACCGGGGCGTAAAAACAAGGTCGGCTGACCGGCCCCGGTCGCGGTTGGCGCACCGGAAGCGCTCGCGGTCAGACGCGGCGCAGCACGTCAGCGCGCGCAGGAAGCGACGCATGCACTCTCAGATGCACGTGGCAACGTCAGCACGGTAGCACGTGCGCATGCCTGCAGCACGGCTCGCCAGCAGACAACGTCAGTCACGCCACCCCATACGGTCATCGCACCGCACACGGTCAGAGCACGCTGGCAGACAACGGCGCGCATACGACCGGCCTGCCGCCAGAAAAGCGAGCAAGTGGCGCAGTGCAAGGCAGTGCCACGTCGTATCGCACATACGTTACGCGCGCGTATTGCGGAATAGATACGGTTGTGCTACGATACAGTCTGCGGCAGCAAGCGCTGCTGGCAAGGCACGAAGCGACAAAAGGAGTTCACAGTGTCGCACGAACTTATGGCAAACGGCAAGCACCTCGTGTTCAATGGCAAAGAGGCCCCGTGGCATCGACTGGGGACACCCTTCGATGTAGCAGACAAGCTGACAGCGGTAGAAGCGCTCGTGCTGGCGAGCACAGACTACACGGTACACAAACTGCCGACATTTACGCGTCTGCCAGACGGCAGTATCAGACTGTCGAGTCAGTACGCGATGTGGCGCGAGCCAATACGCTCTGACGACGACGAATGGCGCGAGTTCGGCACGGTCAGCGAGAAATACGTTCCCTTGCAAAACAGGGAACTCGCAGAGCTGGTCGATAGCCTGGGCATCACTGAAACATGGCCCGTTGAAACGCACGGCGCATTAGGCGCTGGCGAGCGCGTATTCTTCTGTTTCGACGCCGGGCCGTTCACTGTCAAAGGCGAAGAATGCCGACAGTTTCTCTCGTTGCTCGACGACAAGCGCGGTATGGCAGCGCTGAAGATGACGGTATCGGCAGTACGCGTCGTCTGCTGCAACACGTGGCAAGCGAACGAAGCGAGCGCGAATATCACTGCGAGCATTCCGCACACCGGCACAATCAAAGATGAAACGGCGCTGCGTCTGCAACTTGTGCGTGGCGTACAGCGCGCGCAGAGTGAACTACGCGAAGCGTGCGAGCACATCGCAAAAACGCCCGTATCGGCAGCGCTCGTTGACACGTACACGAAGTCGCTCTATCCCGATCCGGTAATGCCGCGCAAGCTGCAACTGGCGCAGACGCTCACGCCAGACGACATTGGCGCGAAGATATGGCAAGAGATTGCTGGCAAGTCGCCTATCGAAGCGAAGGAAGCCTACGACAATCTGTGCGTGCTGGCGCAGGCGCATCGCGAGGGCGTCAAGCAGCAGTTTGCACGGGTGAACGATGAGTTTCCGGGCATCGCCAATAGCGGCTGGTCGCTATTCAACGGCTTTACGCAATGGGTCGATCACGAAGCGCCGCGACGCGGCAGTGATAGCCTGGCGCGTATGGAATCGCTCGCGTTTGGCGAGCAAGCGACGCTGAAAGCGCGCGCCTTCACAGAGATACTCGAACTCGCGAAGTAGCGAGCACGTCGCGCGCCAGCGCTGCCGTAACGGCGCTGGCGCTTCGTCAGCTATTCAACCCGAAGGGAGTCCAGAATGACGAGTGACCGGCTAACAGACGCAGACACGGCAGCGCTCGACGCGCAGATAGCAGCACGCGAGCGCGCGCACGAGCGCATGCCTGCGTTCCGCTCGCGCTCGACGCGCTACGAAGCGATAGACGCGACGACAGGCAGAACGCTGCAATACGCGGCGAGCCTGGCGGAACTCGTCGCAGACGTGCGGCGACGCGGCAAGCGCAAGCGCCGGTACGCCTGCTACGACGACGAACTGTCAATGTCAGCACCCGAATATCTTGGGTACGTCTACAAGGATTTGTTTCACGCTGCCAGCGAGTACGCGCCAGAAACAGAGCCGTACGAAGGCATTCCCGCAGGCGCGCCAGAAACAGAGCCGTACGCCACGCAGAGCGACGAAGCGCTGCCAGACGAGCGATCACTACAGTACGGCTTGACGCCACGCTGGCGCGCCGTTGACGCGTCAAACGGTCTGACGTTCTGCGAGTTTCTCATGATGCGCGCGTGCATCGCATACGTGCGCGAGCACGGCGCGCACGAGCAAGCGTACGCGGTCTACTTCGACGACGCAGTGTCGCCAGACGACGAACGGCCCGTTCCTGCGCCCCAATATGTCGGCTATCTTCATAAAGGTTACTGGCACGAGAGACATCCGCTCGCGCCAGAAGAGGAGGCATACATGCCACGAAAGAAAAGCGACCCGCCAAAAGCTGCGGTGTCCTTTCGTCTCTCACGTGCGGCAGTCGCCTTGCTCGACGCGCTGCGCCAGCACGAAGGTATCGAAAAAAGCGCCATTCTCGAAAGCGCGATTCGCCAGCGCGCGCGCCGCGCTGGCATTGACGTTGCTGCCGTCACGCGCGCCGCGCTCGACGCGCAGGAAAGCGACGGCAGCGACAGTGAATAGACCACACGCAGATACCTGGGGCGTCTACGATACGCGCGATGGCATATGGGAACACATGCGCTTTTCCGAAGCCGCTGCCAGGCAGCGCGCCAGCGACTGTAACGCGCTGCATTGCACGTATCGCTATGCGGCGCGTCGCCACGCGCTCGTGCGCGCTGACGTGCCACGCTACACGTGCGTACGCAAGATGGGAAGCCGCGAGCGCTGCGGTATCACCATCGAAGATTGCAACGAGTACGGCATTACGCGCGTGCGCTGGTTTGCACGGGATGACGAACCGAGTTGGGAGAGTCAAATCAATCAGAACCGGCTGATACCTGCGCGCGACGAAGCGACGCCGATTATCACCGAGGGGGGTAACGATCATGTCTGATGTCACACGACCCGATTGGCTTTACGACAGCAACAGTCCGTTCAAACAGGCAGCAGACGCTGCCGCGAACCTCGAACGCACACGGCAGCACGTCGCAGGCGTGCTCTGCGCCACGTTGCACGCTGGCGCGCTCGTCACGTTCCGCTGCCGCGCTTCCAGGCATTCCTATGGCACGTGGCGCGACGTGCCAGCAGGCACGTACGAGCGCGCGCGCGTACAGAGCGTCAGCGACAGCACGGCGCGATTCTATCTGCGCCGCAGTGATGGCACGCTCGACGTGTATTCGGTCTACGACGTGATGCTCGAAGACATTCTCACCTTTACGGTCATCTTCGCTGAAAGCGAGTCGGAAGATGCACGCTAGACCCATCGCGGTCATTGTGTTCGCCGTACTGGCGCTGACTATCGGCTCGACGAGCGCCAGCGCCGCGAGCCACGCGAGCACGCACGTGCACGTCGCCACGCACGCGAGCACAGCGCACGCGCATGTCAGCGCGCCAAAGGCAGCGAAGCCGGTGAAAGTGAAAGCGCCGCACGTGACAGTGCCGAAGCCGCATGTGCCGAAAGTGCCGAAGCCGAAGGTAACGAAACTGCCGCACGCCATCATCAGTCGTTTGCATGTGAAGAGCGCGACGCAGGCTACGCCTGCGCCCGCGTCAGATACGGTACACGGCAAACGGCTGATGATCATGCCGCACATAAAGGGACTCCTGCATAAGCTGCGCTAGTCGCATGGGACGTGTCTGACGCTAACGTACGTTAGCGTCATGACCGGCCACTTTATAGCGTCCCGATCAGGAAACGATACGCTGTCGAACCACTTGACAGCGTATCGTTTTTTCGATACGCTGCCAGCAGCAGCGGTCGTTGCTGCGGCAAACGAAGTCAGCGCCGAATGGCGCGAAAGGAAGTCACACGTATGTTTGGCAAGTCTGGCAATGGAAACGTCTTTGCATGTGACCGCGAGAACGGTACACGGCAAAGACGTTTCCATCAGTATCAGCGCTCTGCGCAAGCAGGCGCGTACGCCACGCAGGCAGACGCGTACCTGGCAATGACGCGGCGCGAAGTGCGGCGCGTGCTCGAAGCGGCGCAGGCGCTCGACGCGCTCGTCACGCTCGCGACGACGAACGGCGACGAGTTCCGCTGCCTTATCGTGCTCGACATTGACGACGAGCACGTCAAACTGGCGCGGCGCGACGCCAGCGGCGCTGCGGCGCTCGCAACGTCATTCCGTCTGCGCCTGCTGTCACTCACTGACGTCTCACTCTCTCTCGACTGGTCTGATTACATGCTCGAATGTGCCAGGTTGACGCCGTGCGTACGCACGCGTCAGCCAGGCCATTACGCGTAAGGAAGGAAGTGCATCATGTCTCTCGAAAACAAGGCAATCATCACGCTCTACGTCATTCTCGCGGCAATGCTCGCCATTGCCGTTTGCTGGTATCTGCTGCCTGCGGATTGCATCGCGATTGTGTGCGCGCTCGCGCTCTGCGTTATTGGCGTCATGTACAGCGACCTGCTTGACGCAGGCAAGTAAGAAATGTCGCGATTGTCTGGTAAGGGAGCCGTAATCCCCTTGCCACGCGTTACTGACTAAGGAGTCCACTGTCATGACTGCTACCAAAGTATTCTCACTCAAAGAACTCGTTGCTATCGCTGCTGACCGGGAAGTGAAGGCGACGCTCAAAATGTCGAAAGCCGCCATCATTCGCAACATTGCCGCTGTCGCGCCGCACCTGGCGGAATATCTCGACGACGCGTCGAATGGCGACGCCTACGTGCGCCAGTGCATTGACGATTGCCTGTGCCGTGGGTATCGCGGCGACGAACTCGTTGCAAACGCGGCAATGTTCGTCGCTGACGAAGGCATCGCGACGCCAGACGACGCGCCTGCGCTCGTCGCGCGCGTGCTCGACGCGATGCGCGCGCCAGACGCTGACGCGCTCATCACTGTCACGCCGGACGACGAGCCGCCAGCAGCGCCGCAGCAGGAACGGCGCGTGCCGCCAGCGCCGTACACGTCATGGCGGCAGTACGTGGCGTCGCCAGACGCGCAGCGGAACTATTACGTCAACGCAGTACTCGCTGGCGCGTCAGATGCGAACGCAATGCTCATCACTGTCGAGTACTTCGCTGACATGTCGGAAGGCGACGACGCGCTGCGCGCGACCGTCGAAGCCGTACAGCATTCCTGCGCACAGAAGCGCACAGAGAACGGCGCGCCTGCGCCGGTCACGCTGTCGCAGCAGGCGACGCTGGCGGAACGCGACGCGCTCGTGCGCTTCGTGCGTGCGCGCGCTGACGAGCGCCAGGCAGCAGCGGCAGTCGCGCCGACAGACGACGAGCCGCTGCCGTCATTCGACGACGACGTGGCAGTCGAAGTGCCTGCGCCTGCGCCTGCGCCAGATACGCGAACGCCAGCGTATGCCGCGTACAAGCAGACGTCAGACGCTGTGCGGAACTTCTATCGCGACGCGCTCGACGCTGGCGCGTCAGATGAGAATGCAATGCTCGCGACGGTCGAGCACTTCTGCGATGTCGACGACAGCGACGCGGCGCTGCGCGCGTGCGTCGAGCGCGTACAGCGCCTGGCGGCAGAATATCGACCGGCAATGCTGACTGACGCGGCGACAGACGCAGAGCGCTCTGTGCTCGTGCGCGTCGTACGCCAGCGCGCCAGCGGCGAGCCGACAGCGCCAGCAGTCGTCACGCTCGACGGTATGAGCACTGCCGAAGCGCTCGACGCGCTGTTCGAGAATGACGAGACGGTCGTTAGTCTCAACGGCGTCTTTTTCATGAAGTATGAAAAAGGGGTCGGCTGGACTACGAACTTGCCGAAAGGTACGCCGGTCACGCGAAAGACCAGCAACGCGTTCAAAACGTTTGTGCATCGCAACGGCGAGTCGCGGCGCTGGCAGCGCGCCAGCGTCGCGGCAGCGCAGGCGCAGGCAGCAGTCGCGGCAAACTGGCAGCAGGCGAGCGACGACGCGCAGGCAGCAGGTATCGTGCTCACACATGACGACGTGCTCGCGCTCGCGCTCGACACTGGCGACATGGAAACGTCTTTGCATGTGACCGCCAATACGGTACACGGCAAAGACGTTTCCATTGACGACGCTGGCGGCTTCGACGCGCAGGCAAAAGCCGTCGAGTTTGTTGACGAACTCACAGCGTCACGGACGTTTGACTTCGCCAGCGCCAGCGACGCGGCGATTATCTCGCGCGTCAGTGACATGCTCGTCACGCGCCACGCGCTGCTAAAGGCGGAAGCGCGCAAGATGGCGCGCGCAGGCTATGCCGCGTGGCAGCAGCGCCAGGCAGACGAGAACGCAGACGACGCGCGCGACGACGCGCCTGCGCCAGCGCCTGCGCCTGCTGCGCCAGCAGCGACGACGAAGCCGAAGCCGTCGAAGCCTGCGCCTGCGCCTACTGCCACGCCAGACGGCTTTCTCTTCGACGTTGCCGATATGGCAGCGCTCGACGCGCAGATTGGCGAGCGCGTCGAGAAGAAAGCAGAGCGCCAGGCGCAGCGCGACGCACGCGCGAACATCGTTCCCATGCTGCGCCGCGCTGACTCGCTGCGTGGCGGCTTCCTGCGCGTGCTCGCCGCGCAGAAAGATTGGATGCGGCAGGAACCTTTGCTCGCACAAGTATTGGGCCGCGAAGGTCGGCGTTGGATGAAGACCATGCATCTTCTCGTCAAAGAGGGACTCGTCATCAAAGAGTCGCGCCCGGAAGATGGCGTACGCGGCAAGGCGTTTGTCTATCGCATCACTGACAAAGGCAAGGCGAAGGCGTCGAGCATCGCGCTTGACTAAGCAGGCCAGGATGACGCCTTGCTGCGTACTGCGCCGGATTCCGACGCACGCGCAAGAGCGTCAACCAGGCCAGACGCGCCTGTAGCGCGCTCGCAGCGCCAGACGGCTCATATGCCGTCTGGCGCTTTTTTGTTGCTTACAGAGCCGTACAGCGCGTTCTAGCACTATTCCAGCGTTGACGGCTCGCGCCGCGCGATGAACGCTTTGCATGTGACCGCCAGAACGGTACACGGCAAAGCGTTCATCACTGCCAGCAGGCGTATTGCACTTGCGATACGCGCCGCTGGCATTTTCCTTTGCTGGCATAGCGAAACGGCAATCACCTAGCGCTACGCTCGGTGTGCCGGAAAACGCCAATCCCCTCGAGAACGCGCTGTACGGCTCGCTACGGCGTTTAGCCCCCTCGCAGCATAGATCACGTGACTTTATGCTATAATCGTCGTAGCGTGGCGTACGATGCGCGTAGCAGGCGCGCAGATCGAGCCTGCAGGCTGCGACTTCGATTGCCTGCGCACGCTATAGGACTATGAGCATTCCCGCAGTAATGAGCGCAGCAGATGGCAGCAGCGCGGCGACGACAGACGACGGCAGCGAGACTGCCGCTGGCGCTCGCCGCGCTTCCGGTGCGTGCACGCAGACGCCAGGCGCTGCGTACTGCGGCGCTCGACGGCTCGCCAGGTGCACGGCGCGTCGCGGCGCGCGCTCGACGAGCGACCGGCAGACGGCTCGACGGCTCGACGGCTCGACGGCTCGACGGCTCGACGTGGCGTCCCTCGGTTTTCCGACCGGCGCCGGTCTTTCGGGTGTCCCTCGGTGCTTCACCGTCCATCGGTCTTCGGGACTCCCTCGGACTTCGGGAGTCCCTCGGTTCCCGATTCACGCGCGCTCGTGTGCGCGCGGCGCGCGCATTTACCGGACTGCCGAAGTTCTGAAAAAATCGCGCGTTTACCGGACCGTTCATGTTCTGATTTTTTTCGCGCGTCCGTTTCCACGCCGTTCGCTGGTAAATCCCGCGCCGTTTTTTCTGCGGCGTCGGCTGACGCCGCTTGCGGCGGAATCGTTTATGCGTCACCCCTTGACGGCGATCCATGCGCCGAAGTTCTGCCAGCGCCAGAAACAATCGACTTCGCGGAATCCTGTCTGCCGCAGCAAATCCTCGTTCCAGCGCGCCGTCATCGGCACCAGGACGCCTTCGAGTGCGAGCCGCTTGCGGCGTATCTCTTCGTCGCTGTAGCCGCTTTCACGTTTGAAGGCGTAGTACTGGCGTACCATCGTCTCATCGAGCGCCGCAGACGCGCCGAGCACTTTCTCGACGAGAATGAATGCGCCGCGCGGCCTCAGTGACGCGTAGCACTGATCCAGCAATCGCTGCCGGTGCTCAATCGGCACGAACTGCAATGTCAGCACGCTCAGTATGACCGATGCCTCGCAATAGGGAAGTCCCTCACGAAGATCGCATTCGCGTATCTCGACGACGCCTGCCTCAATATAGCCTTTGAAGCGCGCGCGTGCCGCTTCCAGCATCGGCGGTGAGATTTCCAGACCGAGATAGCGATTGAGCGCGCCGAACTGATGCACAAGCGGCATCAGCGCCAGCCCGTTCGAGCAACCGAGATCGACAACATCGGTGCGCTTGATGACGTATTCGCTCGCCATCTCCGTCACGAGGTTGCGCATTTCAACGTATTGCGGTATCGAGCGATGCAGCATGTCGTCAAAGACCTGCATCACACTCTCGTCGAACTGCCAGTGCTCGCTCGCTGGCAGATGACCGAGCGACGAGGTGTTGACATTCTGCGTTTCCGGCTCGATAGGAACGGTGAGGGTGACAGGCTGCGGTTGTGTCATCATGAACTCCCTTGCCGTGCATGCGAAGCACCTGACGAATCCGCGAACGTTGTGAGAAAAAAAGCATGCTTCCTCTGATGGGAGAAACCGTAGGAATAAAGCATGCTTCCTCTATCTTTATTCGCCGTCGAGTACGCGCCGCACACTGCCAGCAATCTGCGCCATCAGCAGCGGCGGCACGGCGCGACCGAGCCGTTCCCACTGCTGCGGATACGAACCCGTGACGACGAAGTCGTCGGGGAAACTACAGATCGCCTTCAGTTCGTCGATGGTGAACTTCCGCCTGACGAGCCTGCCGTCTGTCTCACGTGCCATCACCAGGCCGCAGGCTGAGAACGTCGAAGCCTCACCGCGTGTCGCGTCGCTCTGAATGATCGTCGGTGATGGCCTCATCGCGTCCTGCCATCCCGCCTTGCCGCCATGACGCACGGCACTGATGTACGGAAAGACATCGTGCACGCTGTACTGGTACGGCAGCGGCTCAGGCCAGTGGAACTCCCCGTCGAGATCGTCACGCACGCCGACGATAAACGTGCGCGGGCGATGCTGCGGCACGCCGTACTCGTCGGCATCGCGTACGCGCGCCTTCACCCGGTAACCGCTCTGCGTCAGTGACTCGCGAATGTGCACGAAGATGCCGACTGATCTGCCCTGCGACAGACCTTCGACATTCTCAGCGACGAATGTGCGCGGCCTGATCTCGCGCACCAGCCGGATGTATTCCTCGAACAGATCATCGACGCGCTGCTTCGTGTCCGAGTACGCCTTGACTTTTCCCCATGCGTGATTCAGTTGCCCCGATGACGAAAACGCGGCGCACGGCGGCGAGCCGTCGAGCACGTCGAGTTCGCCGCAGGCCATGGAAACGTCTTTGCCGTGTACCGTATTGGCGGTCACATGCAAAGACGTTTCCAGGTCACAGAGATCGAGCACGTCACGGCCTGTCACGAGCCGTACGTCACGCGTATCGACTGCCGTCGTGCGATGATTCGCCATGTAACACTGCTGCGCTGCCGGAACGAACTCGTTCGCGTACGCGACGCGGAATCCCGCCATCTTGTAGCCGAGCGACGAGCCACCGCAGCCGCTGAAGAGCGACGCCACGGTGTAGCCGTTCCACGGGATCGCCGCGATCTCTGCCATCGACGGCACGCGGTACGGCGGCTTATCCGTCGCCGTCGTCGTCCTCGCCATGATCGCCATGTGATTCTCCTTGATCACACCATCGACGGCGTGATCGTACGGCATGGAGATTGCTTGTGTGATCAAGAAGAATCAGCTGTGCACTCTCACCTTCACTGCCGCGCCGTTCCAGCGGTATCCACAACTGGGGCATTCGTGCTCCGTCTCGATCTCCCCATCGAGGTCGGCATCGTTCGTCGGCTGCGGAATGCTGTCGGGCGCGATGCTGTCCCAGAGCGCAGACAGATCGGCATTGTCCGTCTCTGTGAGCATGCGCAGCGCGTGCAGCGCGGCAGCGTCGTTGATCGCCAGTGCACTCAGCGGATCGAGCGTCATCAGCGCCGCGCGTTCTTCATCTTCCGACAGCAGCACGTGCAGCACGGGGATCGTCTGCTCGTTCAGCGTCAGCGCATCCTCGACGCGCAGATGCCCATCGACGATGTGACCCGTCGTGTCATTGACGATCACGGTGTCGATCCAGCCGAGTTCGGTGAGCGACGCCGAGAGCGCCGTGCGCTGATTGTCGGGATGAATGCGGTAGTTATGCGGATTGGCAATCAGCGTCGCCGGATCGTCATACGACAGGCCGATGATGCGCGTCTCAATCGCCATAGAGGCTATCCTTTTTGAAAGCCTCATGCATGTGACCGTTACTGCCGGTACACGGCATCAGGCTTTCAAACTGTGCGGAGCGGATAATGGGATGGTATCACTATAGACGCGCCGTCAATGGTTTGTCAACGCACCGTTCTGACCTTGTGGAGCAAGGCGGCAGCGCCGTCGCGCGGGCCGCTTGACAATCGTGATTTCAGATGCCGATGCGCCGCACTGAGATAGGTCTCGACCGTGGCGTGTGTGTAGCCGTACCACTCCTGGCACTGCTCGACGCTCATCGGCTCGACGAAGCGCTCGACACGATGCGGGACGCCGTCGATCACGTCGGCGTCGATGTAGTAGCCGACCTCGACGGCGAGCCAGACCTTGCGCACATGCGGATTCATCGTCATGATCGCCTGCCTCAGTGGCATCTCATCGACACCCATCAGGAAGTGTTCATGAAACTGCACGATGAGTACGTGTCCGTCGCCGTCGCGCTGCGCCACCATGAAGGCGCTGGCATTGCGCTCAAGCAGACGGCGCACGCGCGCGCCGTAGCCGCGCTCACGTCTCATCGAGCGCAGACGGGAACGTGTGCAGATACGAGACGATTTCCTTCGTCATGATTTTCCTTCCAGGATCATCACGAGCAGACCCTCGTTTTCGGGCATCATCAGATACCATTCCTGGTTGATCGCCAGGAGCAGATCGCGCCACTTTTTCTGATCGGGGGTCAGACGGCCCTTGCCCGTCTTTGCCTCGATGAAGATCAGCCGCTTCTGCACGCGGTGTGCCAGTACCATATCGGGAAAGCCGCGCGGCGAGTGATCGCTGCGCCACCAGTAGGCCACCTTCCAGCCGCGTGCGACGGCGAGATCGCGAATCTGCCAGAGCCAGCGCTTGTGATTCTCGTTCCCTTCCCGATTGCCGTCACGCGGAACGCGCTGTTTCGGCGCGAAGCCGCGCGGCACGCTCCCCTTTGGGTACGTCATTCTTCCTCGTCGTTGTCATCGGCATCAAGGTCAATCAGCGGTGGCTGAATGCCGCCTGCCGTTACCTTCGCGCCGGGGTAGTAGACGAGTGACATATAGACGGCACGGTCGCGATGCTGCGAGCGCGTGCGTGATTTGCGCTCGACGTTCGACAGTTTGCGAATCGTGCCGTCCTTCTGCGCTTTCTGCATCGCGCTGCCAAATGCCATCAGGTTGAACGGCGGCGGGTTCATGCCGATCCACTTCGACGTTTCATCGCGAATATCGTCCATCGTGAAATAGGCCATGCGCCGCGCGACCGCTTCGATCACGAGCAGCATGAACGGTCGCCACGCCTTCGCGCCCTGCGCGGCGCGCGCGATGCCGTTCTCTGCCGCTCTTCGTGTTGCTTCGTAGGGATTCATCATCATGACCTCACACGCTCTGCTGATCGGGAGGAAGGATTTCGTAGGGGTCAATCCCCGCCATCGCGCACGCCTCACGCGCCGATTGCGCGGTCGGGTACTTCTGCCAGACTTCCTCATATTCCAGCATGCCCGCGAGCTTGCCGCCTTCGGTGTGGCTGATGCTCTGCTGCCGGAAGAGCAACGCGAGCCATTCCGCGCGTGCGAGGTCGATGAAGAGATTCCGCTGCGTGTAGTTGGCGCGCGTGCCGTCATCGTTATAGGGTTGAATGCCGACGTTGAGCACGAGATTGCGGGACTCGTCCATCGCGCTGATATAGACCCTCGACGTGCCGTCCTGATAGCGCGCTTCAGCGGTGCAATCACGACCGAGCACGTCGAGAAAGATCGGCTCAATCGTTTTCAGCGCCCACGGCTCGCCTGCCGCGAGTGCCAGTTTCATCACATCCCAGCAGAGTTTCGCGAGAATGGCGCTCTTATTCGTCGTGCGCGCTGACACGACATCCCTGACGTTCCTGTCATAGGGGTGATCCACACCGAATCGGTTCCAGTGCCGCGCCTTCTGTGGCATGTGTTCCCCCCGTCAACTCACGAGATGCAGACCGCGCGTACGCGTGCGGTCCATACTCTGAAACCATTCCAGCAGTTCACCCCTGATCGTGTCATAGGTGAGCCATGCGCCGTCATCAAGAAGCGGCGCGAGTCGTGACGGATCAAGCTGTGCAAGATCGTGAAGTTTCGGCAGCTTCTGTGAGTACTGCGCGATCAGGCGCTTGTCCTGTGCTCTTCCGTCCGTTTCCAGTTGCTTCGCGGCGAGCGTCGCCTGCGCTTCGGGATCGTTCTTCAGGCGCTCCTTTTTCGCCTGCCTGATCGCTTCCTTCTGCGGAAGCGACGTGAGATCGGGGAACTCCGTGACGG